ATGTTCTTTGACGCACGTTCAGCCAAGACCCTAAAGCAGGGCGAACACATTGTCGTACAAGGTTGCCCAGGCCTGAGGCTCGAAGCGACGGCCAGCACGAAATCTTGGACCTATCGTTACAGAAGCTTGGCGGATTCAGCAAAGCTCAAGCAGGTCAAGCTCGGCCAATGGCCAGGCATGTCGCCAGCCCAGGCTGCAGCCGAATGGCAGGCAGCACGGGACCTGCGTGAGCAGGGAAGAGATCCGGCGGATGAGCGAAAGCTGGCGCGCAAGGCTTTGGCGCAACCGGTTGCACAGGTTTACACATTGGCCAAGCTGGTGGACGACTATGCCGCCCGGTATCTCATGGTCAACCGGGAGGCCAAGGGCGCCCGCAACATCGAGCAGCGTCTGCGCAATGCGATCTCGGGACGGGAGTCGACATCCGTGGCCGAGGTGGGGCGCTCTTTTGTCTACGACGTCATTGAAGGTCTGGCCGACCGCCCCGTCTTGGCCAAGTCCGTGAAGACGGAGATGGCAGCTGCATGGCGCGTGGGGCTGGAGTCAGGGCGAATTCCGGACGGCATGCCCAACTGGTGGGCGGAACGCACGTCCCACAAACTGCGCAGCAAAGGCGCAGTGCGCGAGGGCAAACACAAGGGCACCAGCAAGCGTGTGCTGAGCGGCGCGGAGATCAAGACGCTGATCGGCAGCGAGCTGTCGATGTTCAGCCAGCAGGTTCAGGATTTCCTGACGCTGCAGCTGTGGACATGCACGCGTGGCGGGGAGATCTGCCAGATGCAGAAGAAGCAGTTGTCGGAGGAGGGGGGTGTGCTCTGGTGGACCGTGCCCAAGGAGGCAATGAAGATTCGGCACGTTGAGGTCGCACATGACCTGCGTGTGCCTTTGTTCGGTCGGGCCGAGCAGATCGTGCGACGTCTGCTGGCGAATGAGGGGCAATGGCTGTTCCCGAGCATCGGGCGCGATGGTGTGCTTAAAGGGCAGACCCAGGCCTACATGCAGACCAAGGTGCACTATCTGCAGCCCTACAGCAAGACGAAGCCCGAGCACAAGCGGGCGCGGCTGACCGTGACGCATTGGTCACCGCATGATCTTCGGCGGACGGGGCGCACCATCCTGGCGTCGATGGGCTGTCCGCATGAGGTTGGGGAGGCGATCCTTGGCCACGTCCTCCCTGGCGTGGCGGGCGACTACAACCTCTACCGGTACGACGCCGAGCGTGGCCACTGGCTGGCGGCGCTCGATGCGAAGTTGGAGGAGTTCATCGGGGCTTAGGGGCACCGGTGTTCTCGGGTGGCAGCAGTTCAGACGCTGGCCGCCGGGCGGACCATTCATCGAGCTCCGCGCGCAGCCAGCCAACGCGCCTGGCAGACAGCTGGCGGGGTTGGGGTATCTGGCGCTCACGTACCAGTTGTTCGAAGGAACTGACGCTCAGCGCCACGTAGGCTGCGGCATGCTCGCGGCCGAGCACGGCAGGTGCGAAGTTCAGAGTGATGCTCTTGGACATGGGTGTCCTCAATGAAAAAGGCCCGCGGGTGCGGGCCAGGTTGGTGGTTCGTCGTTGTCTGGGAGCGGCGCGCGCTTGTCGCGCCAGTTCCTTGGTTTCTTGCTGGCCATTCAGATCTCCTTTATCACTTGGGCGACTTAGGTGTGCCCGGGCCGTTCATGAGGTGGCCGGCGTGTTGCAGCAGCTCGCCGGGAGGGGGTCGAGTAAAGGTCATGAAGGCAAATATGGAAAAGGTCCGCTTTCGCGGACGACGGCAGGACAAATGGCTTACCCTCTCTGCCGAAAAGGAGAGGGCAATGGCGTATTGGTGGGTCAATCACAAACAGACTTTCAAGTCCGAGATCGAAGGCGGGTATATCTGGAGCCCACAGCGCAAGGCCAACGGCGGCTACAACCAGACCTATGAGAACCTGCGTCTGGTGAAGAAGGGTGACACGGTGATCTCGTATGCAGACGGCCAGATCAAAGCGATTGGCGTGGCCACGTCCGGATACCGAGACGAGGGCAAGCCCGACGATTTCGGTAAGGCTGGCGACGCGTGGCACGCAGATGGATGGCTGGTGCCTGTCGCATGGGAACGGCTCGAAATCCCGGTTCGGCCCAAGCAGCACATGGAGGTGCTGGCTGGAGATCTGCCGCAGAAGTACTCCCCAATCCGTGCCAGTGGCGATGGCAACCAGGGTGTGTATCTGGCGTCGGTGTCGCACGCGCTTGGCGAGAAGATCCTGGGTCTGGCAGGAAAGGCCAATGACGCGGTGCTGGAGCTCTACGATGATCAGGTCCTGGAGCTGGAAGAAGACCAGATTCAGCAGGAGCTCAGCGTCTCCCCCGAGCTGTCATCCACAGAGATCGAGCAGTTGGTGAAAGCGCGCCGTGGCCAGGGCATCTATCGCACCAACCTCATGCAGATTGAAAAGCGCTGCCGCCTCACTGGAGTTTCAGACCCCCGGCTTCTGGTGGCCAGCCACATCAAGCCCTGGAAGGACTGCACGAACGAGGAGCGGCTGGATGGCCACAACGGTCTACTGCTGTCGCCTCATGTGGACCGGCTGTTCGATCGTCACCTGATCAGCTTCACGGACGATGGGCAAATCATCACGGCAGGTGCGTGGGTGGTGAAAGCCATGCTTGTGTGGGGCCTTGATCCTCAGATGAATGTTGGTTTTTTTAATTCGTCTCAATGTAATTATTTGGCCTCACATAGAGAATCGTGTATTAATTTTTATAATCAATTTCTTGAGAGGTCATTGTTAATATGATTTTTTATGAAGATGATAGAGTAACTGATGTTGGTCTTGATCGGACTATTTGGTTGAATATCAATGGCTCAGGGCCATCAAGAATTAGAAATTTTAATAGCTATTGCGCTGGATGCAAGATGGCTATCAAACGGCTATCTCAATCTAGCTCGGATTCCTTTTGTCATATAATATACACGAGCGCAAACGATTACCCAATAGGATATTGTGCTATTGCGTTTCTTGATGAAGAATACGACGATAACGTGATTTTTTCAATTGATTATGTATATATAAATGAAATTTATAGGGGTAATGGCTATTCTAGGTTCATTTCAGATGAAGTGGTGAGGTTGATTGATTATCGTGCAAAAAATAAGAGGACGGCTAATTTGTTAGATTGGTCTGAAGCGGTTACCTCAGAGGGAGAAAGATTTTCATTCATGAGAACGAATGAATTGAAATGGCTGGGGTATGTTGTGAAATTTAAATAGGAGTAATTTTATTTTGGTTTTGATGTAATTAAAAGCCATGCTACTAACCGAAATTGTTTTTTAACAGTTCTGGTAAATTAGTTGTTAAATTAGGAACATTTCCGATTGATGTCCAGGACCCAGTTCGTGGCTCGCCCGAGCTGGCTTGGCTTGAGGATTGCTCGAGCTAGATCCCGAGCGCTTGCTGAACGGCTGGTGGCGCGGCCAGGCGCTGCTGGCACGCGGGGTTGAGCCACAGCACTTCGGTCTTGACCGCTGTGCCACGGCCGGCAGAGATGCGGGCGCCCGTGGAGTGGACCTGCCAGTCAGCCAGCTCGCGCTCGTACAGCTCCGATGGGTAGCCGCTGAGCACGACCATACCCTTCAGGCTGCGAAGCACGGTCAGCAGTTCCAGGTGCTGCTCGTCGGTCATCTCGTGTCGGTAGCAGCCCTGGGTCACGTTGCGCAGTGAGCGCGTGCCGAAGACATAGGGCGGGTCCACGAAGTGCAGCGTGTCGGCGGTGTCGTGCTGTTGCATGACCTCGATCGCGGGCCTGTTCTCGATCAGCACGCCCTGCAGGCGCTCGATGATGGGCGGCAGCTGGCCGGGGTAGCGGCTCCAGAGGTGCTGTGCCGTGCCGTAGGGCCGGGCAGTGTCGATGCGAAAGCCCGTCACGCCCTTGGTGGCGCCGGCCGAGCCAAAGCCCATGCATGCCCGCACGGCGGTTCGCCTCGCGCGCTCCACCGGCTCGTCGCAGTCCTGATAGGACAGGTCGAACTCGGCCCGCGCGTAGGGTGTGAGATGCAGCAGCTGGATCAGCCGTTCGGACTGGCCAGGGTCGCGCAGCACGCGGAAGAAGTTGGCGATGTCGTCGTCCAGGTCGTTGTAGACCTCGGCGTAGGCCCGGGGTTTCTGCAGCAGCACGCCAGCCGCGCCGCCGAATGGCTCGACGTAGCAGCGGTGCTCGGGGAAGTGCTGAAGCACCCAGGGCGCCAGCCGGAACTTGGCGCCGTGGTAGCGCAGGGCGGGGGATGTGACTTGGCTCATGCGACTCCAGAACGCAAAAAGCCAGCTCGGCGGCTGGCTCTGGAAGGGGTGGGGGATATCAGGACGGCGGCTATGCGCTGTGCTCATGCCGCTCCATTAAGAAATGATACGATTGCCGTCGTACTTTGCAATGAAGTACTTGATACTATTAATTAGGGAGAATTATGAGGAATTTTATAGCGCTGCTTTTCGCGGGTTTTATGGCTGCTTCAGTCAATTCGCAGCAAATGTACAATAAAACCATTTATGTTGAGCCAATACCTATATGGCAATTAGGTGCGACTCAATATGACGTTCTGGAGTCAGCAGTTGCTGCAAAAGACGCAGAGGTTAGGGGCTACTCTAATATGTATGTTGGTAATTACTGGATATGCGAAGTTTGGGATGCGCCTGGATGTGGTGGGATGTGGGCGTACAACAAGAAGTTTTACCCAGTAATGTTTGATCTTTACGACAAAACTTCTGGAGCACAGTCTGGCCGCGTAGCAATTCACACCGGAATTTTGTGTCCAAATGGTGCATATCAGATTTATTATCAAAGCAATAACATGCCACGCCGCTGGGATGCGTGTCAAATAACTACTCAAACCCCTGTGAATCCTGGTCCTCAAAACACAACTGTTACGAATCCTTTTGTCACTGGTATTGACTGGTCGGCTGGCGAAGGATGCACATTGAGGCCTGTCACCATCAACAGGCAAGTTGTTGAACGGTGTTTTAAAAATCTGCAGGTCAATTAACCAACGATCAGCAATATTTTGGGGCGCGTGGCGCCCCTTTTTTCATGTTTGCTTAAATGGCAAAAGCTGCCCGGTCCTTGCCGTTGATCCAGTTCGGCGGCTTGCCCCGGCCGGTCCAGGTGGCGCCGGTGGCGGGGTCGCGGTACTTCGGGGCGCCCACGCTGCCCTTGGGCTTCTTGCCCTGGGCCGGGAAGACATCGGCAGCGGTCAGGCCGTGCTCTGCGATCAGCGCGCGGGCCGCGGCGATGCCTTCGGCTCTGCGCTCTGCTTGAGCAGCTGCGATCTGGGCGTCAAGGGTGGCCTTCTGGGCCAGCAGTTCGGTGTAGGAGGTCATGGATGGTTCCTGGTTAGACGCCGTGCGGGCGCCGTGGGTGGTTCAGTGGATGGGGTGGATCAGTCTTGGCCAACGGTCGCAGCGAAGGCCTCTTCAGGCGTCTGCTGGTTGACCGGATGGAACGGGTCTTCGGGCGGCTCGTCGCGGCCCTGGACCGGGAACGGGTTGTCCAGAGGCTGCTGCTCGCCGGCCAACTCGGGTGCGGTCAGCATGATGGGCACCTCGTTTTGCACCAGCAGGGCCAGCTTGCCCATGGCCTTTTCCGTCAGGTGGTTGGAGCAGCGCACGCGGAACTTCACCTCGACGGTGCCGCCCTCGCGCGGCGTCAGCTTGAACCGGTCCACTTTGCAGTCGGACAGCGGGATGTCGCTCGCGCCGCCCAGGCCGTGGCCGATGGTGAGCGTGTAGCCGTCCAGATCCCAGCTCCATTCGATGGGGCGCATGCTGGGGAAACGCAGGTTCGGCAGATCCGAGACCTGCTCGATCCCGTCCAGCGCCTGCTGCGCGCCGTCGCCAGCTGCAGCGCTGCGGTGGTAGATGGCGGACAGCAGGTGCCCGTCGAACTGGCTCAGGATGCTGTTGGGCGCATCGATCTTGAAGAACAGGTCGGTAGCTGGATTCAGCTGGTTCGGCCCGTTTTTCTCGCTGCGCACGTTCACGTTCGTGAGCTTCGCGTTGGTGAACTCTTCGATTTCAAAGGCCATGGTGGTCCTCGGTGGTGGTGGAAACAGGGATGGGCTGGCCCAGGGCCTGGGCGGCGTACTCGCGGCCGAGCTTTTCGGCCTCCAGGGAGACGCGGAAGAAGGCGCCGGAGACCTGCTCAGGGGTGAGGCTGTCCGCGCCGATGGGCAGGCCCGTGATCAGGCCAGCCAGCCGCTGGGCGAACTCGGCGGCCGGGATGGTGGCGGCGGTCATGCGCCGGGCATCTCCGCGCGCAGGGCCTCGTACTTTGCGTTCAGGTTCCTGCGGTCTTCCTCGACAGGCAGGTCGCCGATGAAGCTGGCCACCTCGTCCAGACGCTCCGGGGTCTTCGCCTTGAGCATCTGGTCCAGCAACTCAGGAGCGGTGTAGCCGATGGCTGCTGGCGGGGCCGCGGCTGGTGCGTCTTCACCCGCCGGGGCGTCAATGATCTCGGTCGCGCCGCTGTCGATGATCGTGTGCGCATCGACTTCGATGTCGGCCAGGCTGCTGTCCCGGTCCTCGCGCTCCTGAGCGTCGATGTATTCGATGCTGACGGGCAGGTACTTGAAGAGCCGGCGCAGCACTGTCTTCTTCGCCATCTCATCGAAGTTCGTGTGCCATGGCGAGTTCGGCTCGCGGCCGTATTTGCGCGCACTGGCTTCGGCCGCCTTCCAGCCCTGGGACTCGCGCATGATCCGTTCGATCTCGGCGCGGCCCATCAGCTCGAACTGGACGCCCCCGCCTTGGAGTTTGGCGACCGCGTACACGGCGCGGAGAGCTCCCCGCTCGTCTTCTTCCCAGGCAGGTTCGTGCTGCAGGTCCGGGTCAAGGCCGAACTTCACGGAGAAAGTGTCCCGCTCGTACACGGCCCGGGACTCGATGCTGACGATCTGTCCGCTGCGGCGGGCCAGGTCGATCATGCCCTTGTAGCCGAGGATGAACTGGACCTCGGTCTTGCCGGAACGACGGTTGTCGAACGGCAGCAGGTAGGCATGCCCCAGGGCGCCGCCTGGCTCAATGCCGAGCTGCGCGCACTGCATGACGGCTCCCATGAACGAAGCCGGGTCGGCCTGCATCAGCTTGGGCACCTTGCGTAGCTCGGTCAGCGCCACGCGTGTGAAGCGTTCGGCATTCAGGTGCTTGGGAAGCGCCAGGGCGAACTGCTTTTTCATGCTGTCGCCGGTGATCAGGTCGGCCAGCGTCTGGGGCTTGGTGTTTCGGGTCACGCCGCCCGTCGCGGCGGCCTTGAGAGCTTGGGTGGACATGGCTTAAATCCCTGTGGTGTCGAAGTGCTTGAGGTTGAACACGCGCTTCTCCCATTTGCGCGTGAACTGGCGGGCGATCTTGGGATGGGCCTTCTTGAGCTCGGCCTCATCGATGTAGGTGCCTGTGCGGGCCTTCCATTCGCACGCGGCCTTGCCGTTGGGCATGAGGACTTGCGTGTTCGTGCCCATGGCCTTGCGGATCTGGAACTCCAGGACCTCGGCTTCGGCCTCCCGGGCTTTGATCTCGGCGCGGATGAAGCGCATGCGCATCAGCCATTCGGACAGGGCCGGATCGGCCTGCAGCGCGTCGGCCTCGCCGTCCTCATAGAAGAGGCGGTCGGTGTCGCGGATGCTGATGGGGTCAGGCGGCACGCCAGCGCGGACGTGATTGCCCCAGAAGTCAGCACCACGGCTGCGCAGGGCCTGCACGGTCTCCTCGTCCCGGTCCACCGGATAGGCGCGCAACTCGTCGGCGCCGAAGAGCGCGGCGAGAATGCCGTTCTTCCTGCCCGTGACGCCCAGGCCCCACATGACCTGGGCCGTGTAGTGCGTGGGCATGTGGTCCGTGTCGGACTCGCCCCATTCCTTCATCTTGAAGGGATGCACGGTTTTCAATTCGACATTGGTGATCTCTTCGGCGCCGTCGAGCCGGACCTCGAAGTCGATCTCGGCGGCCATGAAGTCGTGCTGTGGGTCACGGTAGCGGTTGTTGCTTCCAACGATTTCAACCGAGTGACCATCAGCCTCCAGGCGTTCGACCAGCATCTCCGAGACGACACCCTCCCAGCGGATGCCCCGCGTGAGCACCGGCTTGCGCTCACCCTCGGCCCTGGGCTTGATCTTGTCGAGGTACAGATCCAGCGGGGTCTTCCAGGGGCTGATGCCCAGCACGGCGGCGATGTCGGAGCCGCCCAGGTACTTGGCCCGGTCGTGGCCGGGCGCGATGGTTTGCAGTGCCATTGAGGCCTCCAAATGAAAACGGCGCTCAGAAGGCGCCGGAAGTGAGGGCGGCCAGGCCAGCGCACATGGCGCTCAGGCCGAGCCAGAGGAAGAGGTGGAGTAGGGCGTTCATTCGGGGTCCAGAGGTTCGCCGCGCATTTCCCTGACGAATTCCAGGTAGCGGCTGCCGCCAGCGGGCCAAGCCCTGTCCAGCTTCTGTGCGGCTTCTTCAAGCCATTCGAGAAGGAGCGGGACTTTCTCGGTGTCGGTGAGTTCGGCCAGATTGATCACGGGCGCTCCTTCAGGCAGATGTGCGAGCCGCCGTCTTGCCAGACCGGGGTGAGGCCCTCGCAGGCCCGGGCCGCGGCGCGCGCAATGCGCAGCTCCTGTGGTGTGGGCTGGGGCTCCTGTGCGCCGGCATCAGCGCAGCCGGTGAGGGCCAGCAGGAGTAGGGCGGCCAGCACAGCGAGTAGCCATCCGCCTGGCACACCATCTGCATCCGGCTCATGTACCGGGCCAGGGGTCGAGCACTCGCGCAGGTAGCGGGCGTCTGGATCGGGGTTGAAGGGCTCGGCCGGGGTCACTCGTTGCATTGCGGTGGTTCCTGAAGAGCGAAACCCGCCGGGAGGGGCGGGTTCAGGTGTTGTTGGGGGTGTCAGCTATCGCTGTTGGTGGATCTCCGAGTTTTCGTCTGTCGTGCTCCAGTAGAAGTCGGGCAATTAGAGTGCCAACCAGCGCATCTTTGTCATAGGATGTCCGGTAGAGGTCGAAGAGCCGCTCAAGACGGGATGAGTGGCATCCGTTCAATGCATCTGAAATTTCTCTATCGTTAATACATATCAAAGAAGAGGTTTTTTTCATGTCAGTAATGGTGATGACTTGCCCACATTGCGGGGCGGAGAAAATGACATTCAATGTGGCTGTCGGCGCCAGGCACATTGATAGAAATTACTCAACGGCACTCGCTTTTTGCAATGCGTGTAACCAGCCTGTTGCGGCTAAGTTCTTTTTGAGGAGTGGAAATTTTTCCGCCGGTAACGATTTGGTTGATTACAATGGTGATCTGCTTGAAGAAAGAAATTTGATTAATACAAATATTTGGCCAAAATCAGAGGCAATCACATCTCCTGCAAGCGCTCCTGATAGAGTTGCACGTAATTACGTGGAAGCAGTGCAAGCGCGCAAGGCACGCCTTTGGAATGCAGCATGCGGAAGCTATCGACGCTGTATGGAATTGGCGTTGAAGGATTTTGCACCCGATATCGATGCATGGAAGCTTGAAAAAAGGATTGATAAATTAGCGGCTGATAACAGAATAACCCCCGATATACAAGAATGGGCGCATTCACTTCGATTAGATGGAAATGAGGCTTTGCACGGAGATGCGGATGCAACTGAAGAGATGGCAGAGCAAATGCATCATTTGACATATTTTCTTCTAACATATTTGTACACCCTGCCAAATCAGATCCAGCAGGCGAGAGATCGGCGAGAGCAAAGCGACGCTAAATTAAGCTAAATTGCTTTAGAGCAGTCTTCAGAATAAATTGGTAGGCACCCCAGCCGCGCGCGCACCAGCTCGGGCGGCGGCTCCGGCCGGGCCAAAGGGTCGCACAGGGATGTCCGCAGCGCGGCGTTGCCAGCCTGCACCCGCTCGATCAGGAACTCAGCCACGGCCGGGTGCTTGGCGGCTGTTGCGGCGTCAGGCGGCATTGATGCCCTCCGGGTAGCGGTTGGCGATGTGGGCCATGACGGCGGTGCGCAGCTGCAGGGCAGGCTGGCTGACCATCAGCGCGCCGAGCGCCGTGATGCTGTCGTGGTCGCCGTCGGCAATGGCCTCGGCCAGCATCTCGTCGAACGACATGGGTAGGCCAAAGGGGCCGGGCATGCGCTCGTGGAACCAGTCCGTGGGCGTCATGAAGGCAGCGGCGCGCTGCAGCTTCTGCATTGCGCGGGCCCTATCTTCGTCAGCCGCAGCGGCGCGGCTGTCCATCTCGTTTTCCCAGCGCTCCGCATCCGCGCAGGGGTTGGCGGTCATCAGCATGACGGTTCTCCAAAAGAAAACAGCCCTCTACGGGCTGCGGAACAATGGTTTACAGAGGCCTGTCGGTGCTCGACATAGACTGCCGGCCACAACTCTATGAAAGGCGCCCACATGAAAATCGCTTTCGCCATGGCCGTTGCGGCCTTTGTTCTCGGCGGCTGTGCTGTGTATGACGATGGCTACCGTGATGGGTACAAAAGCCATCCCCACGGCTGCCCGCCTGGCCAAGCCAAGAAGGGCAACTGCTGAAACCAAGAACCCGCCTCGGCGGGTTTTTGTTTTTGCGGTGCGTGGCAGCATCCCGGGCCGCAAAAGAAAAGGCCCGCGAGCGTTGAAGCTGCGGGCCTTGGTACAAAGTGCCGATGCCTTTAAGGCGTGCCTGGGAATTAGAGAGGGAGGGAGGAGGAACCCAGGCTCGGCGTGAAACTGTTGAACTCAGTATGGCCCGGACATGATCAGGAAAACATGTACGGGAGGTAAAAGATCGTTGGCATCAGTTGCAGAGTTGACGCTCGCAAGGGATGCCATCGTTGTCCCCGTCCATCTTCGTGTTGGGGCAATTGCGCAAGAAGAATTTTGCCTCCTCACAGGAGGTCATCTGCGAGCAGTGCGTGCGCCCGTCGCAGGTGTATTTGGGCGCGCTGGATGTGCTGCTGCCCACGTCGATGCTGCGAGGCCGTGGCTCCGTCAGCAGCAGGGTGGGCGTCATGCCCGCCGTCTTTGCCTGATACGACGTGTATGCCTTCCAGGCCGCCACCGCGATCAGCACGTAAACAATGAGCCTCAGCATTGAATGCCCCTCTCTTGTTGTGATTGATATGGCGGGCATCGTATCGCAGTCGGAAATGAAGATGGCCTGCCGTATTCGCCCCGGCTTTCCCTCAACAACGGTTTGGCGGACTCTCACCGCTTGCGGGTGGGCAACTACCCGTCACGATTGGCCATCACGGGGGCAGACTGCAGCGAATTTGTCTGGGTGAACCAGAGTCCAGCCGGGACGCCTCCCGAGCGCTTCGCAATCTGCCTTCGTGATGGCCCCGGCACATGGCCGGGGCGCGGGATTGGTTATCCGCAGACGGCGGAAATGGCGCGGAGCACAGAACGCTCATGAGCATTGCGCTCCTGGCGCGCAAGATAGTCGAAAGTGGGGTGGAAGTAGGCTTCCGGCTTGTGGCCGTCTTTCTTCATGTGCCCCAGGTCGCCGCGCTTTACGGCTGCATTGAGTGCCCGACGAACATCGGCTGTCAGCCGCGACACCAGCAGCACTCGTTGCATGCGCACTTTCTGCACGTTCGCCTCTGCCGCCGTCATCTCGCCGAGATTCAACTTGTCCTTGAGATGCTCAAAATCGTTCTGGCTGAGCTTCATCTCTCATCTCCTTCGCTGTGAAACCGCAGGACCCTGATCCAAGGCCCTGAGGTTTTCGTCCTGGCTCTTCCCGGCGAACCGGCTCCAGGACTCACAAACCCCTTGATCGTCGGTGCATCCCTCCGCGATCTATCACGGGCTAGGAAGGGGGCTCACCTTCATGGCACCACAGCAGCGGGCATTCGCCTTCTTCTGCCTTCCCATCGTTTCCGACGCCGGTTGACCATCTGGCCGGTGACTGCCCTGGCGCTGATGCGCTGTGTGGGCTGCTGGGATGAATTCTTCCCAAATGTGGGATGCAAGTCAACCCAAATTTGGGAATTCGGTGCAAATTTTTTCCCGCAATTGGGTGTTGCAGGGTGCTATCGGTTGTTGCAGGGGCACAAAAAAGCCCGCTGGTGCGGGCATTCGGTTTTGAATTTTTCGGGGCGAGCGTCAGCGAATCTATGGAGCCCCATCCTTTTTTGAAGCTTCCCACTCCTGATAGACGTCCATAGCTTTGGCCTCGATCATCCCTTTTCGCCGGTCGGGCAGCGCGGCAAATTGCTGTGGAGTGATGTCCTCGAAGGGCCATGGTGAGGTGCCCACTCCGCTCAACGGGTCGAACTCCTCGGAGAGCAAGGCCCATATGGGTATTTGAAAGGCGCGCGCAATTCCAGCCAAGTGATCAACGCCCGTGTTGGTCTCAGCCTTGGTCATCCGCTCGACCACCCCCTTGGATACGCCGGAGGCGTCCGACAGCCGCACGATCGTGCCCAGACGAGGGTTGGCCTGCATCAGCGCGCGCACGTTTTTGGCAAGGATGTGTCGTGGTTCCGAACTCATCCTCCGAGTGTGCCGAAGGCTGTATCCCAGGAATGGGATTGACTGTATCCCAAATTTGGGATTATGCTCGGCGCCCATGGAACCCATCATCTCTTTCCTCAAGCGTCGTCTTCGCGAGGCGGGCGCCGCGCGCTGGGAGTTGATTGCAGCGGATGCTGGGGTGGCGAAAACGCTGCCCCGGAAGATCGCCTGCAACGACCGAGACAACCCCGGCGTGCAGACCATCCAGCCTCTTTTGGACTACTTCCGCCTCGTTGATCTTGGCGAACGGAAACTTCCTGAACTGCCTTCCGCAGCCCCGGCCCCAGCCCAGGAGCCCGGCCATGCCTGAGCCGTACCGCTTGGGCGAGGCCCAGCCGACGAGCAAAAGGTTTTCGGGGAAGCGTTGGCGCCGAGGGTCGGCGTTCTTTGTGACCCTGCAGCGCAGCAGGACGCGCGTCTGGGAAGGTTGCCGGCGCCCGTCAGCTTCCGTCTTGGGAGGGGGGGTCTGCCTGCGCCGCACGCCGGGCTTCTTCTGCAGTGTCCACGCGCTGAATACCTTCCAGCAGTGCGTAGTAAGCGTCTTCGAACGTCTTGGCAACGATGCCCCGCGTGAAGTCGCTGTACTCCAACTCGATCTTCGAGAGCATTGCTCCGGCAAGAGTTGCTGTGGGCCCGATCAGTTCTTGTTTCATGTCCGCCCCTCTCGGGAATGGTTGTGTAGGAACTCCCATTCTGCGCCGGGAGGTGGCGGGCACCCCTTCGCTTCCAGCCCGCTGCCGCGCCGCCGCGCCAGCCCGTACATCAGCGCATCCAGCACCCTGCGGCTGACGTCCCATTCGTCGTCCAGGACCTCGTCCTCCACGACCACCACAGCTAGGAAAAAGACATGAACTACGACCACCTTCCACCCCAGCACGCACGGGGCCGCAACCCAGACCTGGAATACACGAACCTGCGCATGAACCTGCCGGTGTTCACGTACAAGATGCTCGACTCGTCGGTCCAGATCCGCATGCGCGCAGGCGAGCCCCGCTGCAGCGTGAACCAAGTCATCAACGAAATCCTGGACCCGTGGGCCGACCTGCGCTGGCGCCAGTCCGATATGGACCTGCGCCTGACGCCGGAGAACCCCTTCGAGATCGTTTCCTACCGCCCGCGCGCCGGCCAGCCCGAGGTCGAGCTCATGGAAGTTCGCGCCTCGGTGCGCAAGTTCACCCTGGACGTGATCCAGGCGCACATCGATGTCCTGTACAGCGGCGATAGCGATGCCAGCCGGGGCGATGTGATCCGCCAGATTCTGACCAGCTGGGCTTTGAAGCGTTGGCATGAGTCCAGTATCACGATCGAGCGTGTGCCTGTGAATCCTTTCGCTGTGGCATCGGCTCCCAGGGGCGAGGAGGGCGGCAATGTCTGAAGTCGTCAGCCTCGACCGCATCCGCGCCCTGGCGCACGCAGCGCGCGCCGCTGGCCAACCCATCGAACAGGCATGCCCTTGGCCGGCCACGACACCCGCTGGCCAAGCCTTCGCACGCGCCTACGAGGGCCAGGAGCCGGCATGAATCTCTCCATCCGTTTTGTCGAAGCCTGCAAGGTGCGCATCGACGGCCGGCCAGCGCCGGAACCCGTCCTGATGGTGCACTTTGCCGAGATCCCCGAATCCATGCCGCTGGAGCAGCAGGCCCTGGAGATGCGCATCCAGGCGCAGGGTCTGCTGCTGCACGCCGACATGCTGGACTTCCAGCGCACCGGCAAGGTTCTGCACCGCCAATGCGCCGATCGGGCAAAGCGCGCCATGTATGCCCTGATCGCGCTGCGCACGCCCGAGCGCCAAGCCGAGATGGAGCGCGTGCTGGGAGGTGCTCCCAATGCGTGACTACGCCAAAGCCGTCCCCAAGATGTGGCACGGCAAGACCTTCAAGGCCCTGCGCAAGCACCCGGAGGGGCTTGTGGTGGCCCTTTACCTGATGACCTCGCCCAGCTCCAACATGCTGGGCCTGTATGCCCAGCCCGTGCTGTACATGGCCTACGAAACCGGCCTTGGTGAAGAAGGGGCTCGCAAGGGCCTACAGCAGTGCATCGAAGCGGGTTACTGCTCCTATGACGATGAGTCGGAATTCGTGTGGGTGCACGAGATGGCCAGCTACCAGATTGCCTCTGAACTGAAGGGGTCTGACCTGCGCTGCAAGGGCATCCAGAAGGACTACGACGCCTTGCCGGACAACCCGTTTCTGGGCGAGTTCTTCGACCGCTACGCCGAAGCATTTCACTTGCATGGAAGAAGGGGTGAAGAAGGGGCTATGCAACCCCCTTGCAAGACCCTACGAAGCCAAGAACAAGAACAAGAACAAGAGCAGGAACAGGAACAGGAAAAGAAAGAGCCTTACGGCTCTGTCGGCAGCGCCGACGACCGGCCCGGCGAAAACGCACCTGGCAAGCCTGGACTGCCGAACTGCCCGGTTCAGGACCTGGTCGACCTGTACCACGAAGTCCTGCCCGAACTGCCGAAGGTTCGCCTGCTCAACGAGGGCCGCCGCAAGGCCGTGGGCAAGCTCTGGCGCTTCGTCCTGACGAGCAAGAAATCCGACGGCACGGCCCGTGCTGAGACCGCCGAGCAGGCCACGGCCTGGATCCGCGACTACTTCGGCCGTGCCCGCGACAACGACTTCCTCATGGGCCGCGGCTACCGCAGCCCCGAGCACGCCGGCTGGCAGTGCGATCTGGACTTCCTGCTGACCGACAAGGGCATGAAGCACGTCATCGAAAAAACAAGGACCGCAGCATGAACGCCCGCTCCATGCCCCCTCTGGACGAAGATTTCGACGGCACCGCCGTGATGCCGCTGGCCAGCTACGAGGCTGAGCACGCTGTGCTGGGCTCCCTGCTGATGGACAGCCGGCTCTACGACGTGGTCGGCGACCTGCTGCAGGCCAAGGACTTCGCGGACGAGACACACGGAGCGGTCTACGGCGCCATCTCCGCGCTGGCCGTGGCCGCCAAGGCTGTGGACCCGATCACGGTGCACGAGCAGCTGGGCGGCCAGGTCGATCTGGGCTACCTCACGGCCTTGTTCAACGCCGGGAGCATCAACGGCTCGTCTGCCCGCCGCTACGCCGAAATCGTCCGGGAGCGTGCGCTGAGCCGGCAGCTGCTGGGCGTGGTGGACAAGGCCCGGGAGCTGGCGCGCGACCACGCGCTGCCCATCGGTGACCGCATAGAGCAGGTTTCGGCGCAGCTGGCAGGCCTGGTGTCCGATGGTCCTGGCGACGAATGGGTCGATGCCTCCGCAGGCATGGACGAGTTCCTGCAGGAGCTGGACCGGCGCGCCAGCGGCGTGGAGGAGCCGTTCATGCCCACAGGCTTGGCCGACCTGGACAACCAGCTCGACGGGGGCCTGCGGCCCGGGGAACTGGTCATCATCGCCGGCCGACCTGGCATGGGCAAAACAGCGCTGGCCCTGGGCATCGGCAGCCACGGCTCCAAGCTCAAGCAGACCTGCGCCATGTTCTCGCTGGAGATGCCGCGCATCCAGCTCTACGAGCGCCAGATCGCCTCAGAGGCAGAGGTCTCGTACAGCAAGATCCGGCTGCCCAAGCGCCTGACCGACGAAGAGGGTGCCGCCGTCGTGGCTGCAGCCGAGCGCGTGAAGGCCCGGCCGTTCTACGTGACGGACAAGACCGGCCACAACATCAACACCGTGCGCACGAAGGCCCGCGCGCTCAAGCGCCGGCACGGCCTGCGCCTGCTGATCATCGACTACCTGGGCCTGCTGGAAGGCGCGAACCCGAAGGACAACCGCACCACCCAGCTCGGCGAGATCACGCGCAACCTCAAGAAGCTGGCGAAGGAACTGGACATCACGATCCTGCTGCTGGCCCAGCTCAACCGTGAGGTGGAGAAGCGCGTGGACGGCATGCCGATCCTGTCCGACCTGCGCGACTGCGGCGAGATCGAGCAGGACGCCGACATCGTGCTGTTCGCGCATCGACCCATCCAGCACAAGCCCAGCCTGGGCGACGCCTGGCGCTACTACGGCGTCATCCGCGTGGCCAAGCAGCGCGGCGGCGCCACCGGCGACATCGACGTCAAGTACACGGGCCCGCTCCTGACCTTCTCCAACTGGTACGGCGCCCGGCCGAGCACCAACCCTGGCCGTTCGGCCGACTTCGAGTGAAAGAGACCACCATGATCACCTTTACCGTTCCCGGCCAACCCGTCGGCAAGGGCCGCCCCCGCATCGGCAAGGTGGGCCAGCACGCCCGCATGTTCACGCCCGCCAAGACCGTGAACTACGAGGGCTTGGTGGCCCACGCCGCCAGCATCGCCATGGCCGGCCGCGCGCTGCTGGAAGGCGCCATGGGCGTTCACCTGCTCATCAACTGCCAGGTGCCGGCCAGCTGGTCCCACAAGAAGCAGCAGCAGGCCCTGGCCGGCGCCATCCGTCCAACGACCAAGCCGGACATCGACAACATCGAGAAGGCCGTCTACGACGCCATCAACGGCGTGGTCTGGAAGGACGATGTGCAGGTTGTGGATGTCGTGAAGACCAAGCGCTACGCGGCCGCGCCCGGGGTGATCGTGACGATCAAGCCCGTGGGCGAGCAGGAGCAATTGGCAGAGCAGGGTGACCTGCTGGGAGCGCTGGCATGAGCGAGCACCTGACCGTCCTGCTCAAGACGCCCGAGCAGGGGCATACCGCCATCCTCAGCGCCTGGCGGCAGATCAAAGGCTGGCTGCGCGAGGGAAAGCGCCTGGTCCTGGAGATCCGGCCCGAGTGCCGGGAGGAGCGCCACAGCCGGCACTTTCACAGCCAGATCAACCAGATCAGCAAGCAGCTGGGCGGGGACTTGGCCAACGTGGAGGACGCCAAGCGAATCCTGATCAGTGCCTTCCGCGTGGACACGCTGGACGATGTTCAGTTTCGCGACGAGTGGGTGCGCCTGGGCGAGATGCGGATGGGCCGTGGCCTGCGCGGCGAGGTCGTGATGCTGGGCGTGCCCACGAAGAAGTTCTCGAACAAGCTGGCCAAGGGCTTCGTCGAATGGCTCTATGCCTTCGGCACCGAGGCCGGCGTGGTGTTCAAACCATGGGAGGACGAGATGCGATGAATTGCTGGCCCTGAAAAAAGAAAGCCCGCACATGGCGGGCCTCCCCGGACTGTTGTCCTGAGCAAGCAATAGTCTACCGGGAGAAGCCATTGACCACCAGCACCACCACGCCACAGCACGACGAACGCACCACACGCGAAATCATCTGGGATCACATCCTGGAGATGGCGCATCTCGGCCAGAACATCACCCGCCAGCGGCTCATGGACCTGACCGGCAAGAGCTATCACATCATCGACGACCACGTCAGCCGAATGATCGACGTCGAGGGCATCCTGCGGCGGACCACCGATGGTGTGTATGAGCTGGTCAGGGGCCCAGGGGCGCCGCGCCCGGTGTCCATCACCGACCTGGAAGACGGCATGACCCTGATCGAGATTGGCGACCAGGAACTGCGGGTCTGGCCCCGCGAACTGCGCAACATCGCCATCCGCCTCCAGGGCAACGCCATGCAGCACAGCAACCTGCAGCTGCAGCACGACGTCGGCCTGCTGGCCCAGGAAATCCAGCTCCAGCAGGCCGCGACCCGGCGCGAGATGGCCGCGCGCATCAAGGAGTTGGAAGGCAAGCTCAAGGCGCTGGAGGGGCGCCGAGTGGAGCCCAGCCCGCAGATGGACCTGTTGGCGGGGCGATGATCCAGTAGCATCTGCCCATACGTTAGGAGGATTCAAAGTGAGCAATTCGGGGGATGCTGCTCTGCAGCTACAACGGAAAATGAAAGTCTGGCAATATTGCTTGATTGGGATCGGCGTGAGCTTAGTTTGCGCATATGCCGTGTATTTTGGGGTTTTTCTCAATCAGAGGCTGGATTTAAATTCGGATAAATGGGGCGCGTTTGGCGATTTCTTCGGGGGGATTTTAAATCCGCTGGTTGCATTTGCAGCGTTTTATTGGGTTACTCAGTCGGTTGCATTGCAACGAATGGCTTTGATCGATGCGAAGGAGGCGGCTAGATCAGCGGCAGAGGCGGCGACTATGGCTCAGCAGACGATGCTCGAAAATGGTAGAACCTCGGTTCGACTAGCTGCTCTTACAGCTCTAGTAAATGTTGCTCAAGCGGATTCTGCTGTGGCAAGGGAAATACAGGAGGCAATACTTAGAGATCGTCCTAGCGATGACGATCACAGAGGTATTCAACACGAATACGACAACGATCACCGACAGACTCTGGAAACTCTACATTTGCGCAATAGGAAAGGGCATGAGGATGCAAAGAAGTATGCGGAACAGATAATGGAGATATTGGAGGGAAATAAGTAAATGCCATTTGGCAAGTTTAAAGTGGTTGCGGAGATATCACCCCAGTAGGGGTCGCCTAAAAGACACGCGCCCGGGAGACTCCGGGCATGCCATCTTCACCGCATCCCGATCAAGTCCCCAGTGCAGGGGGCGCAGCCCCCGGCCCCCGCTCCCCTGACTGGGAGCGCATCGAGCTGGACTACCGGGCCGGCATCAAGAGCCTGCGCGAAATCGCCGAGGGTTCTGGCACCAGCCACGTCAACATCTCCAAGCGCGCCAAGAAGCTGGGATGGACGAGAGACCTCACTGCCAAGATTCAATCCAAGGCCGACGCGCTGGTTAACGCGGCCCTGGTTAACACTCCGGTTAACAACGCGTCTCCAGCGGCAGAGCGGGAGACGGTCGAGGCGGCTGCTTCCACCCAGGCTTCGGTTCGACTCGGCCAGCGCGAGGACATCGAGCGGTGCCGGCGCATCAATATGGGCCTCATGGACGAGCTGGAGCAGCAGAGCGCCAGCCCTGAGCTATTTGCCGAGGTGGCTGCCATCCTGCGCAGCGCCCCGGCCGAGGAACTGACCAAGGAGCAGCGCGGCAAGCTGGCCGAGGCGGCGGGCAAGGCCTCCAGCCTGGCAAACCGCAGCAGCACCATGCGCTCCCTGTCCGAATCCCTGCGCGTGCTCATCGGGCTGGAGCGCCAGGCCTACGGCATCCGCGATGAAATGCCCGAGCCACCGGCCAAGGGCATGGAGAGCGTGACCACGGCCGAGCTGCTGGCCATGCGCGATGCGGTGAGGGCGCGCGCATGAACCTCTCCCCTGAAAAGCAGGCCGCCATGCTGGCCATGATCGAGCGGGAACTGGCGGCGCGGCAGCTGGACCAGTACGGCCCCTACGGCAAGCAGCGAGAGTTTCACCGTGCTGGCGCGTCGTTCAGCGAGCGCCTGTTCATGGCCGGCAACCAGCTCGGCAAGACGAAGGCAGGCGGCGCCGAATGGGCCATGCACCTGACGGGCCGGTATCCGGACTGGTGGGACGGCGCCACCTTTGCCAAGCCGGTGACCTTCTGGGCGGGCTCCGTGACCAGCGAAGCCACGCGCGACAACCCACAGCGCATGCTGCTGGGCCCGCCGGCCACGGTGGATGCCTGGGGCACGGGCATGGTGCCGCGCGATGCCATCAAGGCCACCACGCGCGCCATGGGCGTTGCCAACCTGCTGGACAGCGCCGTGATCCGCTGGGGTGGTGGCGGCGACGTGCAGGCCGGCGAATCCATCATCGCCTTCAAGTCCTACGAGAAGGGCCGCGAGAAGTGGCAGGGCCCGACCGTGGACGGCGTCTGGTTCGACGAGGAGCCGCCGCAGGACATCTATGCCGAGGGCCTGACCCGCACCAACAACGGCCAGCGCGGCCAGTTCGCGCAGACCACCTTCACCCCGCTGCTGGGCATGTCGGATGTGGTGATGCGCTTCCTGATGCCCGAGGCAGACGACCCCGGCGCCAAGGCCCGGCACGTCACCAGCATGACCATCTGGGACGTGGACCACTATTCGCTGGAGCAGAAGCAGTCCATCGTCGCCAGCTACCCGGCGCACGAGCGGGAGGCGCGCTCCAAGGGCATCCCGACGCTGGGCAGCGGCCGGATCTTCCCCGTGGAAGAGGACAGCATCAAGGTGCAGCCCTTCCCGATCCCTGCTCACTGGGTGCGCATCAACGGCCTGGACTTCGGCTGGGACCACCCCACGGCTGCCGTACAGCTGGCTTGGGACAGGGACAGCGACTGCCTCTATGTCACGCAGGGCCACAGGCAGAAGGAGGCCACGCCCATCCTGCATGCCGCAACGATCAAGGCTTGGGGCGAATGGGTGCCCACGGCATGGCCCCACGACGGCCTGCAGCACGACAAGGGCAGCGGCGAGCAACTGGCCGTCCAGTACGCGAAGACCGGGCTCAAGATGCTCAAGGATCGCGCCACCTTCGAGGACGGCAGCAACGGTGTCGAGGCTGGGCTGATGGAGATGCTGCAGCGCATGCAGACCGGCCGGTTCAAGGTGTTTGCCCACCTGGAGGACTGGTTCAGCGAGTTCCGCCTGTACCACCGCGAGGACGGCAAGGTCGTGAAGAAGCAGGACGACCTGATGAGCGCCACCCGCTACGCCGTGATGATGAAGCGCAAGGCCATCGTGCGGCCAGCCCCGGCCCGCGCTGCAGCCTCGGCCTGGCAGCCACTGGACAACGAGATAGGGTACTGACATGCAAGCCACCACCAATCATGGGGGCCTGCTGGCCCAGCAGCACGACGACAGCGGCGAGCCTCAGCGCGACCTGCGCGCCGAGTTCGTCCTGACACTCCTGTCCAAGCGCCGCGAGGCCATTGCCGGCCGTGCCGGCTCGGGCATCGAGGAGGAATGGACCGAGGACGAAGAGCACTACCAGGGCATCGACGACGCCAACCGCAACTTCCAGAACGCCAACCAGCTGTACCGCAGCAGGAAGACGGCCATCATCGGTGGGCAGACCAGGCAGCAGGGCCCGGCCCGGTCGGTGGTGTTCCTCAACATCACACGCCCCTACACCGATGCGGCCAGCGCCCGCGTGGCGGACATGCTGCTGCCCACGGATGACAGGGCCTGGGAGATCAAGCCGACGCCGCTGCCGCGCCTGAATGGTGCCCAGCTCACCATGCTGGCCCAGGCCATGGGTGCCACGGACCCGGCTGCCGTGCACGCGCAGATGGCTGCCCAGGCGGCCGAGGCCAAGGAAGCCGCCGAGCGCATGCAACAGGCCATCGAGGACCCGCTGGTGGAAAGCAACTGGCACGGCGAGGTGCGCCAGGTCATCGAGGACTCCGCACGCATCGGCTCTGGCGTGCTCAAGGGCCCGTTCCCCATCACGCGCACGGCACGCATGACGCGCAAGGACCCGGCCACGGGCCTGACCGAGTTCATCAAGGTGGACGAGATCAAGCCAGGCTCCAAGCGCATCGACGTCTGGAACTTCTTCCCGGACCCAGCCTGCGGGGAGAACCTCCACAACGGCAGCTACACGTGGGAGCGCGAGAACATCGGCCCGCGCCAGATCAAGGAGATGCTGGCCGATCCCAGCTACGAGACCGCCGAACTGCTGGCCGTGCTGCGCGAAGGCCCGGCCCGCACCCGCGAGGGCACTGAGGCCGTCTACCGGCCGGGCGAGAACGAGTTCGAGATGTGGATCTTCTACGGCCACTGCGCCCGCGAACACCTGGCGCGCATGGGTGTAGAGATGGAGGAGGGCGACGAGGACCGTGTGCCCACCATGGCGGTAATGATCAATGACCGCTTGGTCAAGGTCGTGCTCAGCCCCCAGGAGGACGGCGAGTTCCCCTATGACGTGCTGGCCTGGCAGCGCCGCCCTGGCATGCCCTGGGGTGTCGGCATCAGCCGGCAGGTCCGCACGGCACAGCGCATGCTCAATGGTGCAGCCCGCGCCATGATGGACAACAACGGCCTGTCAGCAGCGCCTCAGGTGGTGATTGGGAACGGTGTGACGCCGGAAGATGGTGTCTGGAGTCTGCGGCCCGGGAAGATCTGGCGGGCCGAAGCAAATGCAGATGTGTCCGATGTGCGCGGAGCATTCAACGCCTTCACAGTGCCCAGCGCCCAGGTCACGCTGATGAACACCATTCAGTTCGCGCTGAAGATGGCCGAGGACACCACGGGCATGCCGGCCATGCTGCAGGGCATCCGCGGCGATGCGCCCAACACCCTGGGCGGCATGCAGATGCAGAACAACAACGCCACCAGCGTGCTGCGGCGCCTCGCCAAGCGCTTCGACGACTACATGACCCGGCCCCACATCCAGCGGTACTTCGACTGGATGATGACCTACTCGGACGACGAGAGCATCAAGGGCGACTTCCAGATCGACGTGCGTGCCAGTTCGGCCCTGGTCGAGCGGGACGCGCAGCAGCAGTTCCTGATGACGCTGCTGCAGGTGTCGGCCAATCCCGTCTACGAGCTGGACCCGGCCAAGCTGGCGGCCGAGCTGTGCAAGGGCCAGCGCCTGGACCCCACCAACTTCCAGTACACGGACGAGCAGAAGGCTCAGCGCGCCCAGCAGGGCCAGGACCCAACGGTGCAGGCCAAGGCCCAGCTGCTGGCCGCCCAGGCCCGCAAGGCTGATGCCGACGCCACCAACACCGGCATGGAGACGCTGTACAGCGGCGTGCAGACCGGGCAGCTCATTTCGATGAATCCGGCCGTGGCCACGCTCGCCGATGGCTTGGCCAGGTCGGTTGGCTTCCAGGACCAGGACGCCGCACCCATCGTGCCGCAGGGCGGATGGATCACACCTCAGCAGCAGCCCGACCCTGGCGCCGTGCCCAACAACACCGATCCGCTGACGCCACTGCGCCCCGACAGCCCGCTGCTGGGCGTGCGCCAGGGCATCGAGACGCCGGCCGCAGACGGCGCGCGGGGCTGACCCCCGGCCAGGGTTCGCCGCAATGGGCGTTCCTCTGGAAACTGCAAGCCATGACGAACCAGGGCATCGACTTCACCTCACCGACATGGCGCGCCATCGAGCGCCATGCCAACGCGCAGATCGACACCCTGCGCAAGAAGAACGACAGCCCGACCATGGACGCGCTGCGCACCACCGAACTGCGTGGACGCATCGCGGCCTGGAAAGAACTGCTTGCGCTGGCCCCGTCAGCCCAGGCACAACCCGCCGACGCTGGTGGCGAGAGCTACTGACCTTGGCATGAAACACAGGAGTGCATGACGCATGGATCCGCAACAACAGCAGGAACAGGCGCAGGAGCGGGCAGCTTTCGAGCAGGCCTTTGCCAGCGTGACCGGAACGGAGCCGCCGCCGGCCCCCGCCGCAGCATCTTCGGATGCCTCGGCCGAGGCTGGCGCCGCGCCCGCGCCGGCACCTGCAGAAGCCCCCGTATCTGCGCCCGCAGTCGCAGCGCCTCAGGCCAGCGATGCACCACAGGACGGCGCTGACGCTCTGCCCGCTCCCGAGGGGCAGCAAGCCCAGCCGGGGCAGGGAGGCGCCGAGGACGACCCGGTGGTGTTTGAGGGCTACAAGCGCAGCGAGTTGCAGCGCCTGCTGGGCAGCGCCGCCAAGGTGGATTCCCTCGAACAGCAACTGCGCAAGGCCAACGGCAAGATCGGCGAACTCAACAGCCGCATCCAGGCCCCGGCACCTGCACCAGCCCCGACGCCAGCACCGGCGCCCGAGCTGCCCCCGGAGTTGCAGCAGTTCGAGAAGGACTATCCCGACGTTGCCAACTACGTCCGTGCCCTGGGCATCACGCCCCAGCAACAACGCCAGGAAGCCCCGCCGGCTCCCGTGCAGCAGCCCGTGGCCACGGGTGGCGAGCACACAGCCCCGGCCGAGCATGACCCTGCAGCGCTGGAGCTGGCCGTGTTGGACCGCATGCACACAGGCTGGCGCGACAAGGTGGGCTCGCAGGAATTCAACCTGTGGCTCACCGCACAGGGAGAACAGGTGCAGCAGGAGTTCGCGGAAGCGGGCACGGCTGACAGCCTGGGCGCCGTCATCGGCAAGTACGACCAGTGGACCGCTGCACGCACCGCCGCCGCCGACAAGGCCGCGAAAGGTCAGCAGCGGCTCAAGGCTGCCGTGACGCCAAGCGGCAATGCGCCGCGCCCTCAGACCGCGCCTACCGAACAGGAAGCATTCATTGCCGGCTTCAAGTCGGTGGTTGGCCGATAAGGCCTAAAGGAGAACATCGTGACCTTCACGACCGGAAATCCCGCCGAGCGAATCGGCAAACTGAAGGGTGAGATCCTGGGCCATGCCGTCGGCGTGGAAGTCCTGGGTATCACTGGCAAGCAGAGCGCCATGCCGCGCAATGTGGGCCAGACCATCGTCTATCGCCGTTACCTTCCGTACGGCGCGACGGCGGCCGACTTCAACACCATCAACCGTCCTCTGGTGAGCGTCAACGCGCACGAGCTGCAAGAAGGCGTGACGCCCTCGGCAGATTCCCTGGTGCCGCAGGACATTGAGGTGAAGCTGCGCGAGTTCGGCTGCCTGTACCAACTGACCAACCGCGTGGCAGATACCTACGAGGACGACGTGCCCGCCGAGATGAAGAAGCAGTGCGGCGAGCGTGTGGGCCTGCTGCGCGAGATGATCCGCTACGGCGTGATCAAGAGCTGCGCCAACGCCTTCTATTCGGGCGGCTCCTCGCGCAATGCGGTCAGCGGGAAGATCACCTCGAACCTGCTGCGCAAGATCAGCCGCAACCTGCAGGCCAACCACTCCAGGCGCGTGACGGGCATTCTGGCTCCGTCGGCCAACATCAGCACGTCGCCTGTCGAGGCCTCGTATCTGGTGTTCGTCCACACCGATGCCGACTCCGATGTGCGTGATCTACCCAAGTTCACGCCCGTGGCCGAGTACGGCAGCCGCAAGGTAGTGAGCCAGTACGAGCTGGGCAGTGTGGAGAACTTCCGCTTCATCACATCTCCAGAGCTGGCTCCCTACGCCAACGCTGGCGCGGCCATCGGCAGCACCGGCCTCATGGGTGGCACCAATGTGGACGTCTACCCGTTCATCGTGGTGGGCGAAGACGCATGGGGCCAAGTGGCTCTGCGCGGGGACAACGCGCTGGACCCCACATACATCCCGGCCGGCCAGAAGGACAAGAGCGACCCGCTGGGCCAGCGCGGCTACGTGGGCACGCGGTTCTACATGAACTGCACGCTGCTCAACGAGGGCTGGATGGCGGTGGCCGAGGCCGGCGTCTCTGCGCTGACCTGAAGCCACGGGGGCGCGAAAGCGCTCCCGCTTCCAACTCATTGAACCGACAAGGAGCACATCATGGCTGACAACGTTGCGGGCCAGACCCGCACCCGCTCAGACGACCAAGGCACGCCTGGCTTTGCCCAGGGCAAGGTCGTCCTGGACGCCACCACCATCGTGGCCGGTGACGATCTCTTCTTCCCTGTGGGCTTCAAGCCGCGCTATGTGCGGCTGCAAAGCTCCAGTGGCGTCTGCATCGAATGGTATGCAGGCATGGCCGAGAACTCGGCCTTCAAGGCCGCCGCTGACGGCGCACGGACGCTGTCCGCATCGGCTGGCGTGAAGACCGACCCGCGCGGCTTCCGCGTTTCCCAGAACGCCACCTTGGCGGCCGTGGTCGCGTCCCAGACGCTGTACTACGTCGCCCAGGTCTGAACCAAAGCCCGGCCCAGTGCCGGGCGCAACCCCCTCATTTCAGGAGAAACGCATGGCACGCAACACCACCGCAGTGGATGCAACCAACCAATACCTTGGCAAGGAGTCCACGGTCCAGATCGGCGAGATCGGCCAGGGCGACGTCGAGGTCGTCGACAAGCCGCTGCCCTCTGGTGCGCTGGAGCTCGAAGCCTTCATGAACGAGCCCGTCACGGTCATGGTCTATGAGTCCACCGACGAGAACGACATGGACATGGTGCTGGTGGGCGTGAATGGCGTTTCTCAATACTTTCGCCGCGGCGTGGCCCAGACCGTGAAGCGCAAGTTCGTGGAACGCCTGGCACGCGCCAAGCGCACGGACTTCGATCAGAAGCTGGATGACCGTCTGGGCGAGGCCATGAACAACCTGCGTCAGCGCCACGGCCTGCGCTACCCCTTCACTGTCGTCGAAGACCGCAACCCCCGTGGCGGTGCATGGCTGAAGGGTGTGCTGGCGGAAACCCAGTAATCGCAGTACGAGGCCCCCATGACCCTCGACGACCTGATCAAGCAGTACCGGGCCGACGCGCTCGACCAGGGCCGGGCCGTCGGCGGTGGCGACGCCGATGTCTTCTGCACCGATGACCTGCTGACCATCTACGCCAACGAGGCCCAGATCGAAGCCTGCCGCCGTGGCCAGCTGCTGCGCGATTCGGTCTCTCCCATGTGCCGCATCGCGTTCCTGGCCGGCGCGGAGACGGTGGACCTGGACAGCAGGGTGGTGCGCATCCTGCGCGCCTTCATCAACGGCCAGGAGGTCGGCGAGATCTCGGTGGACGAGATGGACTGCTACCACCCTGGCTGGCAGTTTCAAGAGCGCCAAGACGTGCCGCAGCGCCTGGTGGCCGGCATGACCACCGGCAAGCTGCACCTGTGGCCCAGGCCTGCAGCAGACGGCGAACTGCGCCTGACCGTGCAGCGGCTGCCGCTCAAGCCCATGCGCGCCTGCATGGACAAGCCCGAGATCCGGCCCGAGCTGCACTTCGCCCTGGTGCACTGGATGCTGTACCGGGCCTACGGTCGCGAGGACACCGACATGCACAACGACGCCAAGGCCGCCGTGGCCCTGACCAAGTTCGAAGCGGAGTTCGGGCGCAAGGCCAGCGGGCGGAATGAGGAGTGGGTGCGCTCGCGCGAGGTGGGTGTGCCTGGGCCGCTGGCCTGACAATGACGCTTGTTGATCAGGCCTCAAGCGTTAGATGTGGCCCAAATACCTGATCGATGCGCTGATCTCTATGGCCCATCAAACGGGCCTCGGTACGGAGGCAGTCTTTCTTTTCCTCCTCCGTAAGCTCGCTTCGGTGTTGCATAACCTGTAGGTCGTTCATCTCTGGGTAGACCTCATGCTTCAGGTACTGGTAAACCTCTTCTGGAAAAATCCAGCGAGAACTATTCATTGCCGTTACAAACCGAGCCTTACGCTCTGATGTGTGGTTTTCTGGCAATGTCCATTCGTCAACGATGTCGCAGACTACGTCGTAGATCGAGAGACGTCGGTCGAAGAGATCCAGTTTGAGTTTGTTGTAAGAAGTCTTGGCCTCTCTCTCTGCGACCTCTGCCTGTCGCTCGGAAATGTCTTTCTGACCTTTTCCAATTCTGTAGGTGACAAGCGCAGCGACGACGGCCGCCGTGAGAGTCACCACGGAGTTGAAGAAAGCAAGCAAATCGCTCGTGCTCATAGCATTCCTCCCTGATTGATTATGGACACCCCCATTGGGGTTCGACGCGCCGACAGCATATCCGCACACTGCCATGAGCAACTCCGCAAGGAACACTCATGGCCACCAACCCTCTCCTCGAAGCAGCCCAGCGGCGTGACGCGCTGATCAATCAGATCCCGGTGGGCGGCAATCCGCAGGCGCCCGCTGCCGACGGCTCCCAGAGCAACCCCCTGAACAACGACTTCGGCCGCAACTTGGCCGCACTGCCCAGTGCCGGCGGCATCCCTGGCGCTGCGCTGCGCGGTACAGGCCTGGTTGCCCGGGCCTTCGGGGCATCGCAGCCTGCCATGTCGGGGCTGGGCCAAGCCGCCCAGGCTGCTGCACCCTATGCGCCTGTGGTGGGCGGCGGTGCTGCGCTGGCGACTGCTGCCGGCGCGCAGAGCCCAGCACCTGCCAGCCCGATCACGCGCCAATCCAATCCGCTGGTGGCCGCCGCGATGGAGCAGCAGGCGGGTGCGCACGGCGCTCCAGGCTCCCCTGGCGCCGCAGCTGCGCCCATGCCTGGACCTGCAGCACCTTCTGGCCCGGCCAACATCACGCGCCAGGGCAACAGCTACAGCGGGCCCGCCAACATCAGCGGCGACATCACCATCAATGGCCAGCCCGCCGGCGGCACGGTGAACTCGCTGCCCAGCGGAGCGACGCCAGGATCGCAAATGCAGGGCATCGCCCCGGGACTGTCCTCGTCGCTGGGCAATCCGCTCGTGCAGGCCGCAGGCATCGCCCACAGCGGCAACGACTGGGCCTCGCGCAACGCGCTGCGCAATGCCGAGGTGTCGGCCAGTTCCATCAAGAACACCCAGCAGTGGGGCGGCCGTGGCGCTGAGAACAACCCCGCTGTGCAGACATACCAGGCCATGCTGGCGACAGACCAGGCGCTGCAGCAGGCCGCCCCAGGCCTGCAGGCAGAGGGCATGCGCCAGGGCAATGCTCTGGTGCGTGCCGCCATGGAGCAGCAGGGCCAGAACCAGCGCGCCGGCATGCAGGCCGGGCTGACCCAGCAGCGCCTGGACATGGACCGCGAGACTCAGGGGTACACGAACCGCACCAACCGGCTGGTGGAGGCGGCACGCAACCAGGTGGCCCAGCAGCAGGACCCGACCAAGCGCCGCAGCTTGGTGCAGTACATGAGGGACATCGAGGGCGCGCAGACCCCCAGCGATTGGGATGTGAAGGTGACGCCGACCACCAAGAACCTGGACGGCTCCACTTCCATGGGGAGCGTCATCCGGCACAACAGGGCTACGGGGCAGGTGGAGCAGGTGCCTATGGGGCAGGGAGGCGGTGATCCGCTGTCGAGTCCTGCAACCAGGCCCGTTGGAACTGTCTCAAGCGTGGGCGGGAAGACGGCTGTCTGGGATGGGCAGAAATGGGTGCCGCAATAGGGCGCTTACTTCTTCGGGGGCGAGAGCTCGCCGCGCTCCCAATCGGGGCCGTCATGCAGCCGCCGACAAGCCATCCCAATGAGCTCAGCCGCCCTGGTGCTGCGCGTATCGCCTGCCTTCTTCGCTGTGCACTCTGGCCCGGACTTGAACCCCAGCATGCCCCGGCCATCTCCCTGGGGAACGGCCTGGATTCCGCCCGGGTGCTCAGCGCTGCAGACCTGGAACACGGCCTGAGCCGCGACATCGTTCTGCGTGCCCGGGAGCTTGTCCAGCAGGCAGGTGGCCATGTTTGCGGCCAGGGCGGGGGCGGCGAGGAGGAGGGCTGGAAGGATGAGGAGGGGGCGCATGGGCGGAATGTAGCAGGCACCAATTGTTGGAGCAATTTGCCCGCACCTTTGATGAGCCAAATTGCCACTGCGTGCTAGCATTCAGCCAAAGGAGGATGGGCAATGACTGTATGTGTTGCTGCACTTTGCGACGATGGTGCTTCAGTGATTGGGGTTTCCGACAGGATGCTATCCACAGCGGATAATCAAACAACACGCGTAAAGGTGCACCATTTAACGCCTACGGTTGTGGCCTTGATTGCTGGTGATGTTGCTTTACATACTGAACTCTTGATTGAGTTACGTACTCTTATAGAGCGGTATTCTGATAATCCAGAGTTGTTATCAGTAAAGAACATAGCTGACTCTTATGGGGCTGCTTATGCTGACTCCAAGAGGCGTCGTGCTGAGCGCCAGTTTCTGTCACCACTTGGCCTGAATTCGGATGATTTTCTAAAAAGACAGGCAGATTTTAGTGAGAAATTTTCTTCAGACTTGGTTCGGGAAATAGTCAATTTCCAAATGCCTGCATGCGCTGCATTATTTATCGGTAAAGATGCTAGTCATGGCTATGTGAGGTCACATATATATTCTTTTGATAATGGAAGTGTTACTTGTCATAATGAGGCGGGCTTTGCTTCCATTGGAGTTGGGATGTATCAAGCAATGTCCAGTTTAATGTTTGCTGGGCACAGAACTCAGCAAGGATTGGATGCTACCGCGTACATGGTTTTGGCTGCGAAAAAGAGGGCTGAAGTTGCCCCCGGTGTTGGTAAGGAGACTGATATGGTGGTGGTCACTAAACCCAATGAATCGTATCTGATATTCTATGAATCTACTATTCAAAAACTAGAAGAGATTTACGAACGCTCGGAGGTCGAGCATTCATTGGTTAATAATCAAGCGATTGGAGAGTGTCATGCCTATTTTGAAACCCTCAGAAACCCCATTGAGCCAGTTGAAATTTCTGGCAAGACCGAGCCTTCTGGAACCGAGCCGAATTCAGACGAATCAGCTGCTGTTGGAGCAAGTGCAGAAAGTTCAATCGCCTCTGAAGCTTCCAGTGTTTAACGCTTTGGAGCAGAGAAGAATTGATTTTTTAAAGAAATAGGATGAATCTATCGGAGTATTTATTTCGGTGATGGTATTTTTTATCTGTATTCCATAGATTGATTAATTCTCCATGCCTGAATTGTCAAAAGATGTTGTTGCGTTATTGCAATATCTTGCGCCTGGTTTTATCGTTGCATGGTTATTTTACGGATTGACGAATCATGTAAAGCCATCCCAGTTTGAGCGGGTGGTCCAGGCGCTGCTGTTTACTGTTGTTGTTCAGCTTGTAGTCGTTCTGATAAAGAAGGTTGCTCATCTGTTGGGCGAGTATTGGTACATTGGGGAGTGGACCGATGATTCGAGCTTGGCTGCATCAGTTTTATCCGCAGCCATTTTTGGTCTTTTGATGGCGTGGCTGTATAAATCAGATTATCTTTATGGGTTTTTGCGTTATTTAGGATTTACTACTCGCAGTGGTTTCCCAAATGAATGGTATGCGGCAATGGCTACTAAGACCTGTTATGTGATTCTGCACATGAAGGATAAAACCAGGTTTCTGGGCTGGCCAGATCGATGGCCATCAGATAGAAACGGTTTCTTTTATCTTAGTCAAGTTGTAAAGGAGACTGAAGAAGGGGAGCAAGATCTAAGCAACTCTGAAGGCGTTCTTTTGGACGCATCGGAAGTATCGTATATAGAATTTCTCAAGTCACCAGAGGCAATTTATGACGAAGTCACCCAGTTCGAAACCACCAGCACCAGTGAGGATAGTAACCCCGCCTGGAAGAAGCAAGCAGGCGAACGTGAATCCTCCGCCTCCTCCAATACAATCTAGGCCCGCAATGCCGCCGCGAGCACCATCAAAAAAATCTTAATTAAACAAGTCCGCCCCGCGCGGGCTTCGTCGTTTCTGGGGCAGCTTCAAGCTCGGCACGTCGTTTGCCCCCTCCGCAGGAAGAGCCCGGCTCGGGGAGGAGGGACTTTCCGTCTGCAGCCCAGATCCGGAACGTTGCACATTTCCGGTCGGAGCCCCGAACCTATGTCACGCAAGTACAAGTCTCTGATGCAGGAGAAAGCTGCATTGGATGCCAAGATCGCTGAGCACTATGGAGCCATGCGGCTCGATGCGATTGATGCAGCACGGGCTCTGGTGAAGCAACACGATCTCCAGGTCTGCGATCTGTTTGCACTGGACACGCCGAAGAACGCGCGTTGCCGGAATCCCAAGACCGGCGAGACATGGTCGGGCCGGGGCCGAGCTCCCCGGTGGATCGAGGGCCGAGATCGGAAGCCCTTTGAGATCTGAGCGGGAGCTCGGCCTCTTGCGGGCCTCGTCGTTTCTGGGCGCTGGTGCCACGAGCTCGCACCTGTGACAATGCCTCGCATGCACGAATGCGTCTTCACCCACAACGGCATCGAGTTCACCGCAGACTACGAGGCCTGTGGCGACGTGCTTCTGGTCTTCCTTCCGGACGACTCTTCCAGGGAGTCGCCGTTGGGAGGTCGTGACCCGCACGCTGTAGCTCTGGAGCACCTCATGTTTTACGTGGCGACGTTGGAGGTGCAGAACTGAGCCTCCAGACTACCTGCGCTCAGGTTCGCTCGCCCGGGGTCCCACTGTTGCTTGGGCATTGAATGCTGCCCTCTGTATCAGGAAACGCGGCTTCTATGCCTGCGGACGCGGCAGCAGTCGGCAGAGGGCGCCAAGGTACAGCGTGTGGCCGTTTCGCGATGAGCCAGATCGCGGCGACTACAGTCAGCGTCCCAAGAATTAGCAGGCTCAGCAATCCGCGCGGTGACCAACTGTCCTGTTGCTCTTCCGGGCTGCTTGATCCCTGCGGGGGCTCGTCATCATCCATGCGGTAGCCTGGATGCGCCGCGCAAGGCAAAGGTGAGGGGGTACATAGCATGCGCTTTCTTGTGGGAGGGAGAGCGATGCTACGCGTGGTTTCGCCATGTACCAATATGTAGCTTCGCCCAGGCTGTGAGGCCGTACAGGCGGCAATCTTTGTGCCTGCTCAGACTAGGCCAAGCCCTAACTCGGCACTTCAGATTTCGCCTCTCGGCTGGGGTACAACAGATTTACCGTTTTCTTCGAACTCTGTTATCCCCTGGAGTGACGCCATGCCAGACTCCATCCAAGCCCCGTGCCCCTTATGCAACCTCCAGTGCACTGCTTACCTCGAAGACTATGGAAAGTGGATGCACTTTTCCTGCCGCTGTTGTCGCGAGCTGAAGGTGAACAAGATGGTGATCAGCAAGCTTCGCGCTGAATCCAATGACGTGCGCGAGCAGCTGTCGCAGCAGGCTCGCGCGTTGGGAGAGGGCGAATATCTCCACATCGCTGCAACGGATCAGGGCTCGTTGCAGCCCCGGGGGCAATCTGCCTGGACGGCTGAGGTGCGGACGCGGCCCGTGTGAGCTGCGCCCAAGAAAAAGGCCCGCTGGGTAGGCCTGGCTGCCTGCGCGGCACGGGACTTGGTTTCGTCGAGCTTCGCTTCGATCGTCATTTTCTGAACTGCCTATACGGCAGTGAACAGGATGGCCAGCCGCATGCGGTCCGCGCGCTGTTTCTGAACTGCCTATGCGGCAGTGAACCCGCTCCCGCAGGGCCTTGTTCTCTGCGTCCATTTCTGAGCTGCCTATTCGGCAGTGCCCAAAGCGTACCACCCAACGCCCCCGCCCAGGGTTCGCGCCCCATCCCCTGCGTGGGAACACTGGAGGCATGGCAAATACAGACTGGGAACGCGGCACCTTTGCCGCACCGAATGCGGGTGGCGCGCCCGACTGGGAGAAGGGCGCCTTCTCCACACCTGAGCCCGCCAAATCCAGCACCCTCTCCGACCTCGGCAAATCTGTAAAGGCCGGCGTCCAGCGGTTGCCGGGCATGGTCACGGGTCTGGCAGACCTGCCTATCGCCCTGGCCACTGGCGCGCGCCCCGTCACTGCGGCTGCCGATGCGCTGGGCGAGGCCACGGGTTTCCAGCCGGGCAAGTGGGCTGACGAGACCAAGTTCTCCCCTGCGTATGAGGCCGGGCGCCAGAACGTGGACGAGGCCTGGAAGGACGGCTCGGCCGGCGATATCGCGCTGGCCTACCTGAAGAATCCGGCATACACGGCGAACCAGGTGGCCGAGTCGCTGCCGTCGATGGTGGCCGGCGGTGTCCTCGGGCGTGCGGCCATGGGCGCTGGCGCAGTTGCAGCCAAGGCTGCCAACGCCGCCACGGGCACAGCGGCGCGCGCAGCCACACCCGGTGTGCTGGCGCGCACCGTAGGCGAGAAGTGGGCCGCGCCGGTGGCGGCGGGTATCGGTGAAGGCGTGGTCACGGCCGGCCAGCAGATGGAGCAGGCCACGGGCGAGGACCAGCAGCGGAATGCTGTGGCTGCCCTGGGCGCTGGCGCGCTGACGGGCGCCATCGGCGTCGGTGCCGGCCGAGTGGCCAACCGCCTGGGCCTGGAGACAGCCGAAACGGCCATGGCCAAGATCGGCACGGGCGCGACCGCGGAGGTGCCGCTCTCGGCCCAGCGCCGCATCCTAGGGGCATGGTCTCCGAGGCGGTGCTGCAGGAACTGCCCCAGTCGGCCCAGGAGCAGATGTGGCAGAACTACGCCGAGGGCAAGCCGCTGATGGAGGGCGTGGCCAGGGCCGGCACGGAAGGCGCGATTGCCGGTGGCGTGATGGGGGCTGGTGCCAACGTGAGCGGCGGGGCGAACCGCCGTGCCCGCCAGGCAGACCAGCAGGGGCGTCAGCGCGCAGAGGACGCCGCAGCCAGTGCCAACCAGCTGGCCGAGGAGGCGAGCATCCAGAACCTGGTCGGACAGCCGGTCAACCCCGTGGACCTGGGCGCGCCCGCCAACTTCGAGGACCTGGTGACTTCCAGGCCGCAGGCAGAGCCTGATCCCTACACGGAATGGGACCAGCAGGTGCAGGCCGGCGCGCGTGCTGCGCAGCCAGGTGCTGCTCCTGCTGATGCTGCTGGCCCGGCTGTTGACCCCTTCACGGATTGGGACGAGCAGAACGCTGCGGTGCGTGAGTTCCTCGGCCGCCCGCAGGACGGAACCCAGCAGCGCCCCGACTACCTCGCCGAAGTCCAGGCCGCTGTGCGCAGCGGCACGCAGTTCTCCACCCAGCAGACGGTGGACACGGTGCGCGATGCCATGGAAGACGCATGGCTGGCCCAGAACGTGGGTGCTGATCCTGCTGGTGCGCCAGCTCCTGGTGCTGGGCTGCAGGCAGCCGATGCCATGGCCGCGCAGCTGCAGGACCAGTTCCAGCAGGCCAGCGAGGATGCCGGCATCGCCGCCGTGGACGCCCGCGTGCGCACCGGCCGCATCTTGTCCGGGCTGCAGAACCTGCTGGATGGCGGCGCCGAGAACTCGGCCCAGGTGCTGGGCGGCCTGAACGAGGGCTTGGCCCGCATCAACGAGCAGCCGCTGGACCCCGCCGAGACGCAGCGCGTGCGCCGCATGGTGGATGCCTACATGGGATTCCGTGGGGTGGGTGAGCCTGCGCCGCTGCCAGCCGACCGCGCGCCAGCCGTGGACCCCTTCGCAGACAACGCCGCCATGGAGGCGCTGATCCCCCAGCGCCCGCTGCAGCGCCCGTCCGAGCGCATGGGCATCAACCCCGCAGATGGCCCGCTGTCGCGCGGCGCTGCCATGGCGGTGGATGCCGGCTTCGACGCCATCCAGCAGGCCGTCCTGCAGGCCCAGGAGATCGCAAATGCCCAAGGTGCCCAGGCACAGGCTGCCGCCGTGGCCGCCCCAGCAGCCATTCCCCCGACCGGACCCAGCGCCCTGGAAGCCGCTGGGCCTGGCCCCCTGACCCAGAACGTAGGAGCCGCCTTTGCCCCGCAAGCCGATCAAGCCCAGCAAGCTGGCGCGCAACCTCCGCAAGCAACTGGAGCGCCAGGCGCGCCGGCTGCTGGTGCTGCTGCAGCGCAGGAAGGGCTGACCAATGCCAGCACCACGACTCTCAACAATGGCGCGCAAGGCGGCCCGGCGCCAGGCGCGCAAGGACAAGCGCAGGCAGCAGCAGCCCGCCCGGCCAACTGGCGATCCAGCGCGCTTCCTGCCGGCCGCGTGGCCCGGAGTCTGGGAATAGATCCCAAGGGCAAGAGGCTGGCGCAGATCCTGGCTGAGGTGGATGCAGCTGATGCTGCGCGCGCTGGCCAGCAGCAGGCCGCTGGAGTCTTGAACGAAGAATCCCCCGCAGCTCAATGGGTGGACGCATCTGCCCGGGCCGCTCGCCCTGACCTGACTTCCATCCGCTCTGCGGGGGATGCCGCCAGTGTAGAGCAGGCGGCCGCCGCGCAGTTCAGCCGCAGCATGCCCGAGGAACTGGCCCGGACGCTCCGCCGCCTGCGCCCGCCGCCGGCTGCCGCCACGAATTCCTCTGTGCGCCAGGCCGTGAACCAACTGGTGGGCGGTATGGGTGTGCTGCCCAACAGTCTGGGCCGCATCGTGGTCACGACCTCCGATGACATCCGCGCCAACTGGGAGCCGCTGATCGGCCCGGTGGCCATGGGAGCCGAGGGCGGCGGCAAGGCCCAGGGCTTCTACGACCCCAACACCAAGACCGTGTTCGTCATCTCTGACCACATCGTGGCCGGCGACGAGCTGGGCGTGGTGGCGCACGAGCTGATGCACAAGCACGGGCCTGCGGTGCTGGGTGAGGAGGGCTGGAACCAGCTGCATGGCGCCATCGGCGGCTGGGCCAGTGCGCCGGAGGGAAGCCTGGAGCGACAGGTCTACAACGAGGCCGCCGCGCGCGTACGCGATTCCCAACCGGCCGTTGCAGATGCGCAAGCCTACTCGTCGCAGGAACTGTTCCCCTACGCCGTGCAGGTCGCGCTGGAGATGGGCGTGCGCCCCAATGCGCTGGCCAAGCCTGGCACCGTGGCGCGCTGGCTGGACCAGGTGCGCAAGGTGCTGCGCCAGGTCTGGGCCAAGATCGCCGGCAGCCGTAGCGACTTCGCCAGCCAGGACCTGGTGAACCTGGCCTTCGGCATTGCGCAGCGGGAGAACCCAGCACATGCAGGAGAACTGGATGGAGCCATTACTTCGACTGCTGAATCGAGTGCCCAGCCAGAGCAGCCAGACGCCGCCTCCATGCCTGGGCAGGCCGGTGAGCGGAAAGATGAGCAGCGGGCGCGCATTCTTCAGGGGGATCCGATCCTGACCCTCACTGGCGAGGAAGCACCCCAAACCGGCATGCTGGCCGTGCGTCAGTGGGCAACGGAGCTATTTCGGCAGCAGGGTGGTAAGGCTGTGAACCCGGAAATTGGCGAGGTGACGCTGGATGGCCGCTCGGTGCGCGATTCCATGGCCCATGGAAAGCCCAATCCGTTCAAGTACACGGCGTTTGCCGCAGTGAAGGATGTGCTGGAGAAAGGCGCTGTCGTGCTTTCCACCCAGCACGGCCGCGATGGCCAGAGCTTCTACGTCAGCGCACCAGTTCGCATCAAGGGTGTGGACGATGTGGTCACCGTGCTGGTGCGCCGTGATCCGAATGACCAGCGCATGTACCTGCACAGCGTGGCCACAAAAGAAAATCTCCTGAATCGTCGAGTTTCCGGGACTGACACCGCGGGCGGTGTGGAGCGATCCGGCTCATCCAATTCAGGAGACGGCTCGATAGTAGCGCAGCAGCAACCTGCTGGCAAGTTGTCGTCCGAGGCGGTAGCCAATGAAATCAACAGGTTGCTGAAAAAACCGCTGCAGTTCAGCCGCGCCGCGCCGGCCGCGCCCACGGCGAGCGACTACACCGCGGAGCAGGCCCGCGCAGCAGAGCATGCCTTCGGCGTTCAGGTGAAGCAGACCTGGGCCGAGCGCGCGCAGGCCATGCGCCAGAACTTCGGCACGCGACTGCGCCAGGGCTTGGTCGACCAGTTCGCCCCCATCAAGGAGATCAGCGAGAAGGCCTACATCCTGGCGCGCCTGTCCAAGGGCAGCGACGGGGCGGTAGAAGCGGCGCTGCTCTACGGCAAGCCCTACCTGCGCGACGGCGTGGCCGATGTGGACATCAAGGACGGCGGCTTCGCCAACGTGCTGGCCAGCCTCAAGGGCGAGCACGACCGATTCTTCCAGTGGGTGGCCGCCCAGCGCGCCCAGCGCCTGAAGGCCGAGGGCAAGGAGAACCTGCTGACCGACCGCGACATCACAGCCTTGCGCTCACTGGATGCCGGCCGCATGGCCGACGGCACGGCGCGCATGCCGCTGTACGCCGCGGCGCTGCGCGAGCTCAACGCCTTCAACGAGGCCAGCCTGAAGGTGGCGCGGGACTCGGGCCTGATCGACCAGGCCGCCTACGACCTCATGAAGGACCAGCCCTATGTGCCGTTCTACCGCCTCATGGAAGAGGACGGGGGCATGCGCGGCCCGCGCTTCAGCTCCGGGCTGGTGAACCAGCAGGCCTGGAAGAAGCTCAAGGGCGGCACGCAGCAGCTCAACGCCGACCTGCTGCAGAACACGCTCATGAACTGGAGCCACCTGTATGCCGCTGCCGCGCGCAACCGCGCCTCACTGGAGACCATGGACGCGGCCGAGAAGCTGGGCGTGGCCTACCAAGTGCCTGCCGACACCAAAGGCGCCGTGAAGGTGATGCGCGAGGGTGTGGCCGAGCACTGGGCCGTCGAGGACCCTTATCTGGTCGATGCCATCTCGGCGATGAGCTACACCCCCGGCGGCATCGTCAAGGCCATGGCGCCCTTCAAGCGCCTGCTGACCTTCGGTGTGACGGTGAACCCCACCTTCAAGATCCGCAACCTGATCCGCGACAGCCTCTCGGCCATCGCCCAGAGCGACCTGAGCTACAACCCGCTGGAGAACGTCGCCAAGGGATGGAGGGCCACGGCCAAGAACAGCCAGACCTACGCTTCCATGCTGGCCAGTGGCGGCATCATCAAGTTCGGCACGCAGGAGAACACCAACCAACTGCGCGGGCAGATCGAGCGCCTGGGCGGCACCATGCTGGACAAGCAGGGCTTCGACAAGCTCAAGGGCCAGATGCGCTCGCTGTGGGAGGTGTACGAGGAATTCGGCGACCGCACGGAGAACGTGAACCGCACGGCGCTGTACGAGCGCCTGCGCGCCAAGGGCCTGAGCCATGCCGAGGCCAGCTTCCAGGCTCGCGACCTGATGGACTTCAGCATGTCCGGCAAATGGGAGACGGTGCGTTTCCTGGCCCAGACGGTGCCGTTTCTGAACGCCCGCCTGCAGGGCCTGTACAAGCTGGGCCGCGCCGCCGGTGAGGACCCGCGCCGCTTTGCCGCCATGGCCGGCGCTGTGTCCATGGCCAGCCTGGGCCTGTTGGCAGCCTACGCCGATGACGACGACTGGAAGAAGCGCGAGGATTTCGACCGCGACAACTTCTGGTGGTTCAAGATCGGCGACAAGGCCTTCCGCATCCCCAAGCCCTTCGAGGTGGGGGCCATCGGCACGGTGGCCGAGCGCACGGCCGAGCTGATGATGAGCGAGGAGATGACGGGCAAGCGCTTCGGCCAGCGCATCAGCGACATGGTGTTCAACACCTTCGCCATGGACCCGACGCCCCATGCCATCAAGCCCTTCCTGGACGTCTACGCCAACAAGGACAGCTTCAGCGGCCGGGCCATCGAGGGCATGGCCGACGAGCGCCTGCGCCCGCAGGACCGCTACAACGAGCGCACCTCGGAGGTGGCGCGCCTGCTTGGTTCCTGGGGCCTGCCCGATCCGGTGCGCCTGGCCAAGGGCGAGTACTCGGGCCTGAGCCCGAAGCAGGTGGATTTCCTGCTGCGCGGGTACTTCGGCTGGCTGGCCACGGTGAGCACCACGGCGACAGACACCATTGCGCGCCCGATGCTGGACCGGGGCGAGCGCCCGGCCATGCGCCTGCGCGACACCTTCGTCGCCGGCAACTTCATCGAGGAACTGCCTACGGGCTCCAGCCGCTACGTCACCGCCATGTACGAGCAGGCCAAGGGTGTGGAGCAGGCCTGGGCCAGCTACCAGGCTGCGATCAAGTCCGGCGACGTGGAACTGGCGCGCAGCATCCAGGAGGAGGTGGGGCCGAAGCTGAGCAACCGCATGGCCATCAACGCCGCAAAGCAGCAGATGGCAGAACTGGGTCAGCGTGCGAAGAAGATCGACGGGGATCGCCTGCTGTCGGCGGAGGCCAAGCGCGATCGCCTGAACGAGATCGAGCAGCGCCGCAACGCCATTGCCGAACGCGTGGCCGGGCTCACGAACTGAGCGTGCCCTGCCGCAGGAACTGCCAAATGAAGCCCACGGCGCCGAGCCCGAGGATGATCAGCCAGTAGGTCTCGATCATCGAGCGGCGCTCGGCGGGCGTGGTCAGTTTGAAGAAGAGGATGGCTGCGATCACGAGCAGCCAGAAGATGATGCCGGGCATGCCAATATCGTGAGACAAAGCAATTGCAGGATCAATCCTTTGGCGATGGCATGCTTTGATCAAGCTGAAGTTCTAAACCTTTGTGAACGCGGAGAATCTTGCTCCCATACGTTTATCTCGCAGAGGAGATTAATTTTTTCGCATCAGGAAGAGGGAATCGTTTTGGTACTCGCCACAGCGCCCTTGTCGCGGCAATGTTCCCGAATATGGGGCATTGGAGTTCGCAAGCCAACTCCAACCGTTCATTTGGTTAGTTGAGCAGACATAGACTTCAGCGCCCTTTGGAAGGTTGCGTGTATCCCTTAGGAAGTAGCTTGCACCGAAGGTATAGTCTGGGCAGCGTCCCAGTCTTGCAGTTCGGTAAACTGCTACCCCTGCAGGATAATTGTGGTGGCAGCTTTCAATGAGATCCCCTCCGTCATAGACTTGGAATTCTCTCCATGCTACCCAAGACGGGCTGCTGGTTGTTTGAAGAACAATTGTCCGCACTGGGATTTCTTTGAGATTTTTATATTCAATCCATTGATTGTCTTGGGTATATCCAGACACTTCACCGAAATCAAACCATTCCCCTGCATCATTTCTTCCCCAAATATGATGCACAGTGTTTCCCGCAGGATTTTGAGAGGGAAGCATCCTCAAAATAGAGAACATTCTCTCGGAGCCCAGGTCAATATCTATCCACTGAGTGGGACCCGCGCCGGCGTTCCAGATCGTATTGGGATTTCCATCCGCAGCTTTGGTCATGTCAGCTACGTTGCCGGATGCGTTGGTAATCGTGATAGGCAGCAAAACGCCGCCACTTTGTGCGGATGCACCCGCCGCGAACATTGCAGCAGCTGTTCCAATTGACGCAGCAACCAACTTGAATGATTTCATTTGCAACTACTCCTCCAGTTTTGAAGTCATGCATGCTAATAGAGTTTTGCTCGTGTATTTTTAGATTTCCCCTATTGGGCTGTGGATTAATTGCTGCGACCTATTGGTTATTGAGCAAACTATTACTTTGCTAACTATTTGAGTAATGGAAATGTAATTGGTCGCACACTTTCGCGGAGCGCGTGCCCCGGCTAGGGTTCGACCAATGGATGCACGCCCGGGAAACTGCGGGCCATGCCATCCACCCCAAGCCCATCGGCCCGTTCCCCTCGGAATGGACAACCGCGCACCCGACTTCAAGCTCGGGCTGCCCGAGGGCGCCGGCCACCTGCTGCGTGATGCGCTCAACGTCGATGTGACGGCCCAGGGCTCGCTCAAGACGCGGGGCGGGTATGCGCTGGCAGAGCAGGGCCTGGACTGTCATTCGGGCTGGTCGCCGCTGGACGGCTCGTATGGCCTGTACTGCGACAGCGGAGACATCTTCCGCATCGATGTGGATGCCTCGGGCGCCACCACGCGCACCCAGGTCGCAGCGGGCTACGGCCGGGTCACGCCAGTCGTGTACTGCGAGGTCAACGAGGCCGTGTACTTCACCGACGGCATCCGCGTCGGGTCCTACCACCCCGTGCCTGGCCCAACCCCGCGCTGGCTCAATGCGCAGCCGCAGGTCGTGGGCGATGTGCAGTTCTCCCTGATGCCGGCGGGCAGCAGCATTGCCTACCAGGGCGGCCGGCTGCTCGTGGCCGTGGGCTCGGCGCTGATCTACAGCGAGCCCTTTACCCCAGGACTGCGCGACGAGTCGCGGGGCTTCGAGATCTTCCCCGCGCCCATCACCTGCATCGCGGCCGTGGAGGCCGGCGTGTTCGTGATGGCGGACAAGACCTATTTCCTGGCCGGTGGCCTGCCGGCGCAGTCCATGCGCGCGGTGCTGCCGTACGGCGCGCTGCAGCAGCAGGCGGGGTATCGGCTCGGGGCCATGGGCGGCACGGACGGCGCGCACTGGATGAGCACGCGCGGCATCGTCTCAGCGCGGCCGGACGGGTCGCTGGTCAACCTGCAGGCCGAGCACATCGCTATGGAGGCCTCGGGCGCGGGCGCAACGCTGTACCGCGAGGCCGACGGCATGCGCGCCATCGTGGCCACCCTCTCTCAATCCCCCAGCACTTCGGCCGGCGTGGGCTCCTATGCCCAGGCCCGGCTCGTACGAAAGGCCCAGCCATGAACACCAACCACGACCAGCGCGCCAAGCACGCCATTCCCTGCGGCTTCACCCACGACCTGGCGCTGCGCCGCCGCGCCGACGACGCGCTGGTGCACCGCGAGCGCCTGCACAACCGCGTGCCCGGCGAAGGCCTGGACCTGATCGCCAACGCCTGTTTCAAGGGCACGGCCATGCCGGCTAGCCTATTCATCGGTCTGTGGTCCGGCTCCTATGTGCCCAACGGCACCGAGACGGCCGCCACGTTGCCCACGCTGGTGACCGAGGTCACGCAGTACGACGGCACGACGCGCAAGGCCTGGGTGCCGGGAAACGTCTCGGCCGGCGGCGTGAGCAACGAGCTGAGCCTGGCGCGGTTCAGCTTCACCGGCATGCAGACCGTCAACGGCGTATTCGTGAGCAGCAGCTCGGGCAAGGGCGCGGACACCGGCTCGCTGCTGTCCATCGTGCGCCTGCCCGTGGCGCGCACCGTCGATCCCGCCTTCTACCTGGAGATCCTGGCGGGCTTCCAGTTCATCTCCGTTTCCTGATCCACAGCTTCCTGACTTTTCGAGGACCACCACCATGACCACCAAAGCCTCTACCGGCCTTCGCAATCACATGCTCGCCACGGGCTCGCTCAAGGCGGCCCTGGATGGCGGCTTCCTGGAGCTGTACCAGGGCCCGGAGCCCGCCACGGCGGACGCGCCCATCGATCCGGCCCAGCACAAGCTGCTGGTGCGCATCTACAGCGACGGCACCTCGGCGGGCTTGACGCTCAGCCCCACGGCGGCCGACGGCTTCATCGAGAAGTCCACGCAGACCTGGAGCGGCACCAACATCGACACGGGCACGGTGCAGTTTTTTCGCTTCGTGGGGCCCTCCGACAGCGGGGCGCTGTCCACCACGCTGGCGCGCCTGCAGGGCACGGTGGCGCGGGCGGGGGCGGACCTGAACATCACCAGCGTGGAGCTGACCGCAGGCGCGCCCCAGGCGGTGAACTTCTTCTCCATCGCGCTGCCTGCGTTCTGAGCGGGTTGGGCAGGATGCAGGAGGGGCGATGGCCTATCTGATCAAGGACGGCGTGCTGCAGCCGACCGAGCTGCCGGTGCTGCGCACAAGCCGCGGGATGCTGCTGGTGCACGCATTGGACGAGCAGCCCTGGGCGATTGGCGCGGGAGGCGATGCGACCAACTCGCTGTACCCGCCCTATGCACCGCAGCCGGCGCCCAGTTGCGAGATGCGCGTCGAAGCGGGCACGGCGGATGCTTCGCTGATCATGCATTGGGACAACCAGGTCATCGAGCCATGGGAAGCGCAAAAAAGCGCCAACCTGGCCTTCAGCTATTACGTGGCGGAAGAGGGCGCCGGGATTGCCTTGCGCGTCTACAGCGGCGAGCGCCTGGACAAGCCCCTGCCCGGTGGCATGGCCGGGTCGCTGACGCTGCGGGTGCTCAATGGCGACTTCCAGCTGCTGGATGCGGCGGGCACGGTGCAGGGCGCGTTCACGGTGGCCGAGATCCAGGCCAGCCTGACGGAGACCAACCCCTTCTGGCCCGACGGTACGCCCATCCAGCACGACCCCATGGCCATGTTTGGCGTGGCCTTCGCAGCCGACCGCAATCGCGCGCCGGACGTGCCTGCGGCCCACACCCGCGGCGGGGACGCCATCATCGATGTGATCTATGGCGCAGGCAGCGGCCCTGCGGAGTTCTGGACGGATTTCAAGCTGGCGCGCGAGGTACTGTGATGCTGATCTACAAGGATTTGCCCGATGCAGGCCTGCCCGAGCACCAGGCGCTCAAGGGCCTGCTGGCCGTGGGCAGCGAGTTCATGGTGGAGCAGCGCGAGGACAGCGAGGTGCGGCGCGCGGGCGAGTTCATCGAGATGCGGCGCCGCCCGGTGGGCGAGGGCGTGCGGCTGTGCGCGGTCTTCGAGTCCTCCGATGCCCGGCGCCTGTTCGACGACGGCAGCAGCCAGCTGCTGGGCGATGACCAGGACCGGGCCGGCGGCTACACGCCGGTGCGCCGTACGGGCCTGTTCACGGCCCTGATCGATGAGCAGCAGCTGGACCGCGGCCCCGACATCGTGGGCGGGTTTAAGCAGACCGTGCGCCTGGCGCGCTACACCAAGGTCGAGGACAGGGTGCATGACGTGGATCACACGGCGCAGGAGGGGCGCGGCCGCGTTTGGCACCTCGGCGATGGAGAGCACCTGCTGCTGGTGCGCGAACGCTTCGACGCGGACGATCCGCGCTTCTTCATGGGCGTGACACGGTCCGGCGCCACGACGCGGCGCACGCGCCTGAGCCGCGTGGAGCTGGTCAAGATCAAGGCCGACACGGGCAAGTCGGCTGGCGTACTGATGGCGTTCGAGACCTTCAGCGGCCTGGGGTTCGATCCCGGCAACCGGGCGGTGCGCGTGGTGGATGCCGAGGGCAGCGAGGCGCTGTACGACGCCTATTCGGTCTACACGGGCCGCGCCGGCCATCTGTGGGGGCGCTTTACCCAGGCCGGCTACCGCATGGACCCCAGCGCCTCGTATGCCGTGGCCGAGCCGGCCTGGCACCCCGACAGGTTCCTGAGCCTGGTGGCCGTGCACGGGCGTGCCGTCGATGCCCTGCGGCCCGATGCCTCCATCCTGCGGCAGCTCAGCTGCAGCTACACGGACCGGCGCGGCGAGGTGCAGACCAGCACCATCACCTTCCCCGCCCATCCCGATCCTGCCTACATCTGGTCGGCCATCGAGACCGAGCTGCTGCGCGTCTCGCCCACTGCGCTGCTGCTGCGGGTGCTGTTCGCCGCCGTGCTGGCGCCCGGCATCGCCACGGCGGGGGCGCACGGCGGCTCGTTTTGGGCGTTTTTCTGGAGCGGGGATGCGGGCGCCACCTGGGCCTGGCTGGACCTGACCGGCATCTCCGAGCACAAGGGGCTGCCGCAGACGGCCGTGGGCATGATGGCTGGCCGCAATGGCAAGGCCTTGCTGTTCACGGCCAATGTGGATCTGGTGGCCGACGGCTGGGACCAGGACATGATCGTGGTGCACGAGATCTCGGGCGCGGGCGGCGCGACCCTCGGCAGCATAGATGGCAGCGTGTTCTCCGCGGGGCTGGATACGGGCACCGTGCTGGAGGGGCGCATGCGTTTCCCGCGCTACTGGCCCGTGGCCTTCGGCGGGGGCGCCGAGGTGCGGGCAGAGGCTGGAACCCGCCAGGCGCTGTGGATGCAGTTCGACCCCTTTGGCATCCTGCGCAGGCCCGACCCCCACATCATCGACTACCCCAACGCGCGGCCCATGCTGCTGGTCTCGCTGGACGGCGGGGCCAGCTGGCAGCGCCGCATGCTGCCCGAGCCCTGGCCTCAGCGCGTGGGCTTCGTGGTCTCGGCCAGCCGCGGCCAGCTGCTGGTGCCCGTGTATGCCGAGCGCCAGGCCGATGAGTCGGGCCTGCTGCGGCCGCTTCAGGTCCGCGTCCATGCCTCCAAGGATGGGGGCCAGACCTGGAAGAAGCGGCCCTGGCGCATGACGCTGCCGGCCATGGCTTGGGTGGATGGGCAACTGCTGCCCGGTAGCCGCGGCTATGACATCACCGACTACCGCTACAGCTACAACCGCGGCGAGCTGTTCCCGCTGGTGGCCGTGCGCGACGAGCGCGGCGATGTGCTGCCCATGAACCCCGGCCGTCCCTGGATTGCAGATGCGCGCGTGAAGGAGCCTGCGTATGCCTAACGCCCTGGTCAAGGACAAGAAGCTGGTCCAGTACATCCCGGCCGTGCCCGAGGACCCTGGCTTTCCGGGGACACCCGCCGTGCCGGCGCGCACTACCTACGAATGGCGCGATGTTCGCATCGAGGCCTCGGCTTCGTCCATGAGCGTGCACTACACCTATGAGTACGACCGCACTGGCGAGACCCGCTCGGTCGGCAGCCTGGCGCAGGTTCCAGAGGCATTTCGTGCATCGGCCAAGGCCTTCTGGACCACGCCGCTTGATGTCCTGCGCAAGATGGTGGGCAACCCCGGCCTGGGCGCGAGCGCTGCGAACTACAGCGACGTCTGGGGCGTGGTCCAGGTCGACAGGTCCTGGGTGCGCGCGCCGCTGACCTGGACCAGCGCCTGGATCATCCGGCGCGAGAACGTGCGCATCGATATCCCAGCGCAGCCCGCCGTCCCGCCCCGGCCGCCCAGGAAGGGCACGCCGGCGCGCTCCAGCTACGACATGCACTTCGGTTGGAATGCCGGGGCGCGCAGCCTGCGCGAGCTGCCGGCCGGCTGGGTGGGCACAGTGCAGTTCAGGCTGCCCCGGCATGTGGGCGCTGTCGTGGGCCTGGCGCCCGTGGGCCGCGCGCCGGGGGGCGTCAGCGGGAGCTTTCCGCGCTACGGCCTGCTGTTCGGCGACGGCCAGATCCGCGTGCGCGAGGCCGACACCAACCTGCGCCAAGTGGGCACGCCCACGGGCAATGATGCTGTGCGCGCGGAGATCTCCGCCGGGCGCATCGACTGGTTCGTGAACGACGTGCTGGTGCACCGGGGCCCGTTCTCCATGCCGGGGGGCTTCGTGCTCGATGCTCTGCTCTACGCGGGCGACGACACCGTGGATGCGCCCCTGCTCAAGGATGGCGTGGCGCAGAACGAGGAGTCGGTGCTGATGATGGCCCCGCTGTCCACGGCCGCCACGGCGCTGGAGCCGCTGCAGCTGCGGCTGGGCCTGCGCCCGCTGGACCTGTTCGCCTCCGAGTTGCCCATGGCGCAGGCCAAGGCCCGGCTCCGGCCGGTGCGCGTGGCTGGCGATCCCATACCGCGCGGCGCGCTGCAGCTGCTGCCGGCCCAGGTCCGTGCCTCCGATGCCGCACGCGATGCCGTGGCGCGGGTGGCGCTGGCCCGCCTGCGCAGCACCGCCCAGGTGGAGGGCGGCGACGGCGCCTGGATCCCGCGGTACTCGATCGGCAGCATGGTCATGCCGCCGCCGGCGGTCTTCGGGGCCATCACCGGCGGCCAGAGCCACGACTACCGTATGGCCCTGGGCGCGGCCTTCACCGTGGCATCCCAGGACGCCCATGCCGAGGGCCGGCTGCGGCTGGCTGCTGGCCGGGCCCAGGCCGACATGGAGGCCCTGGGCCACCTGGTGCGCGCGCTGAACCTGATGGAGGCCGGGGCGCAGCTCGTGACCAGCGGCTACGTGACTGTGGTCATCGCCGAGCGCATGGGCGCGGCCGGGACCCTGGTGTTGGGCGCGGCCGGCCTGATGCTGGATGTGCACGAGCAGATCGGCAGCCAGGCAGAGACGCAGATCTCGGGCGCCATCGTGGCCAGTGTGCTCGAGCACCTGGGCGCCGTGGAGCGCTACCGGGCCCTGGTGTTCCGGGTCGTGGACGGTCGGCCGGTGCTCATGGACCCGGGCCATGCCTGGGTAGTGAACACGGAAAGCAGCGCTTCCACCCGCTACGAGGGCTATGCCTTCGACAGCTTCATGACCGTGGGCGGCCGGCATTTCGGCGTGCGTGCCGATGGTCTCTACCGGCTGGGGGGTGCCACTGACGCGGGCCTACCCATCGCATGGGGCGCGGGCCTGGGCAAGCACGACTTCGGCAGCCAGGCCATCAAGCGGCTGGCTGCCGTGCATGCCGGTGTCTCGGCCACGGGCCAGCTGTATGTGCGCATCGGCGACGGCCAGCAGACCTGGACCTACCGGGCGCGGCGCGTGGATGCGGCCCAGCGCGTGCAGCGCTTCGACCCGGGCCGGGGCCTGGCCGCCAACTATTTCACGTTCGACCTGGTGGGCGAGGGCGCCGCCGAGCTGGACAACATCGTCTTCGGCGTCGTGGCCGGGCAGCGCCGCATCGGCGGGAGGAACTGAACATGGCCAACGGACGCGCGCTGCCTTCGGCGCTGCTCTTCGACTTCCTGCTGGGCCGGGCCTGGAACATGGCGCTGCAAAGCTACGGCGAGGCCCAGGCCATCGAATCGCCCGTGGCCAGCTTCTCGCCAGCCACAACGGACGGTGCCTACCAGCTACCGAGGTACAGCGGCAGCTTCGACACCAGCGCCGCGGCAGCCTGGGTGGCGCAGCATGACCGCGCCGTGCAACTGCAGCTGGAAGACGTCTCCCGGGCCTGGGCCACGGAATTCCAGGGGGTGATGGACATCGTGGCCCCCGTGGGCCCGGGCTGGCGTGGCGCCGTGCAATGGCTGCGCTCCACCCTTCATGGGCAGGACGGCCTCGGCTACGTGGGCCAGGACCATCGCCTGGCCCAGGCGCAGGAGCAGGGCGCCCTGGTGCTGGCATCGCTCAACCAGCGCGCGCTGCCGCTGCCCGCCGGTGCTGCGCCTGCACTGCAGGCCGTTGCCGCTGGTGTGACCGGCCTGTACCAGGAGCGTCTGGCTGCCCAGATGGCGGCCGACCGTCAAGCCGAGGCCCGGCGGCTGCTGGTCGACGCCGTGACCGAGCTGGCCCGCCTGCGCAACGCCGCGCTGGACGCCGCCATGGACTACGTGTTCGCTCAGATGAACATGATGTTCGACGTGTTCGGCCGCAACAACGACTACCTGACCCGCGTGCGCCGCGACGAGCAGGCCCTTGCCGCTCACATGCGGGTGGCCAGCTCCGACCTTGCACGTTGGGACTCCCAGACGCTGATCAACCAAGCCGGCAGCGCCGCTTCGCAGCGCACGGTCAAGGCCATGAACGACAGGGCGTTGGCACGCATCGGCCTGAACGTGGAGCAGCACATCAAACGCCTTCGCCGCGCATCCTCGCGCGCGGCCTCGGCGCTCAACAGCGCAGGCGTGACGGTGAACTCCAGCGCACAGGAATCCAACAACGTGGACGCGGAGGGCTGACCATGGCCACAGGCATCGCAATGCAGGGAATCTCGGCCGCCATCGTCTACACGGCCATTGAGCGCATTGGCAAGATGATCTCGGACGCCGAGGGCCGCATGCAGTCCAAGGTTGTGCCCGCCATCACGAGCATCATCGATGGCATACCGCGCGAACCCGAGGTTGCCAAGGCCAAGCACAGCAGCAGTCTGTCGGCCGCCATGTCGGCGCTGGGGGCAGCTTCCGCGGTGGGTAGCGCGCCCCATGTGCAGCCCCTGCCGCAGTTCATCGAGCAGGCCGTGGGCTCGTTCTTCACGGGCTACACGGGCGTGGTCGATGACCTGTTCCCGGGCCTGCTGGACGCTGGCGCCGACGCGGATGCCTGGATTCGGTCGGTCCTGGCCTCGGCTGTGGGCACGACCTATGTCGAGAGCGTGGACCGCGTGGCCGGCGACACCGCCTTCGCGCTGGCGCGCAAGGATGCGTGGGCCGGCGAGCGGGACCTGCTCGACGCCGCGGCCGCCAGCGGCCACCGCTTCGCCCCGGGCGCCACGCACAACGCCATCGCGCGGCTGCACGCCGAAAGCACCCGGGCCGCGGCCGATGCCATCGCAGCTACCCATGCCGCCCGCCTGCGCGAAGAGCGTGAGACCAAGATGCGCCTGGTGCGCGCCGAACTGGACCAGCGCATGGACCGCATCAAGCAGCTGCACCAGCAGACCGCTCAGGCCTTCCGCGACAAGCTCAGGGCTCGCGGCATGTGGATCAGCGATCAGGATGCGGTCATCGACAGCTTCAACAACAGCTACGCCGTCACCGCACAGTTCAGCGCGCGCTTGGCCCAGCTCACCCAGGAGGCCGCGCTGCGCCACTACAGGAGCACGGCCGATGCGTTCGAGATCAGCGACGTGGCCGTGGACCTGGCCAAGCTCAAGATGGCCAACGGCCAGGAGATCGTGGACATGCTGGGCAACATGGTTACGACGCTGAACAACCAGATCCGGGCGGGTGGCAGCTACAGCGGTACCGAGAGGGATATCACGGATTGGGATGGGGTGTTGAGCTAGTTTTTACCTCAGGTGAGTATTTCTCAAAGAATTTGATTTGCTCGGGTTTGTGAAAATTAAGATTACTTGCTAGGGCGACAAGTTCTTTATTTAATTCATTTGCCTCTTTAAAAGAGTTATTTGCTTTTTTAAGCTTTAATTCTTCCTCGTTATGGATTATTGGCTCCTCCTTGCTGACTGCTAAGGCTTCTCTTCTTGCCTCATGTAGCATTCGAATGGTCCAGGCAAGTTTTGCCTCCGAGGAAATTAAATTTTTAATCAGTGATTGATGCTCTTCTGCAAAATTGTCTGCTATTTCTTTCTGATCTGGGTATTTGCACAAATGCACGATTGGCTCCATTTTTATTGATTGCCGAATCATACCCGAGGTATTGTCGATCACCTATTGAGCCAGCATACCCCGGCTAGGGTTCGCCTGCGCGCGCCCTGGCCGGGACACTGCGGGGCATGACCAAGCCGGCCAAGCTCAACTTCACGATCTACCAAGGCGCCACATTCCGGCGGCGCCTGCGCTGGCTCAACCCCGACAAGACACCCATCGACCTGACGGGCTGCACGGCCCGCATGCAGGTGCGCGAGGAAATCGAATCCACAGCCACGCTGCTGGAACTGACCACGGAGAACGGCCGAATTGCGCTGGGTGGCACGGCCGGCACGGTGGATCTGCTGGTCGACGCGGGCACCACGGCGGCCATCACTTGGAGCGGCGGGGTGTTTGATCTGGAGATCGTGCACCCCGGTGGCGAGGTCACGCGCTTGGCCGAAGGCTCTTGCTGTGTGAGCCCGGAGGTCACCCGTGACTGACGTGCTGATCGTGCACGAGACCGAGATCCTGGCCGAGGAAGCCCAGGACTCGGTTCTGGTCGAGCAGGTTGAGGAAACCGAGATCCTGGCAGTGGCGGAGCAGGGGCCGCCTGGCCGCCAAGGTCAGCCAGGGCCGCCCGGCGGCGCCGCCACCGTCAAGGTCGGCCAGCTGCCCATCAGCGGCCACAGCGTTGTGGCCTGCGACAGCGCTGGCGAACTGGTCGCAGCCGACGCCACCAACCCCGCGCACCGTGGCGCCGTGCTGGGCATGGTGGCCGACGCATACAGCCCTGGCGACGACGCCGTGGTGCAGACCGGCTACGTCCTTGAGCACGCCGGCTGGACCTGGACGCCCGGCCCGGTGCTGGTCGGGCTGTCGGGGCAACTGGCCCAGGCTCCGCCCGCTGGCGCGCTGTTCGCCCAGGTCATCGGCCGGGCGCTGTCTTCCACCCGAGTCCTCATCGACATCAACCCACCCATCACCCTTGCATAGGAGGCCACCATGGCTGCAAAGAAAATTCTCCGCTTCGTCGGCAACGCCATCACTGAGGTGTTTGGCGTACAGGCATCCACAGGCGCCGCCAATGCTGGCGATATCGTCTCCCTGGATGATTCCGGGCGCCTGGACATGAGCATGATGCCGGTGGGCATGGGGGCCGATACGGCTGTCATTGCCTCCAGCGAAGCCCTCGCAGCAGGCGACTTCGTGAACATCTGGAACAGCACCGGCGCGAAGGTCCGCAAGGCAGATGGCACTGTGTCCGGCAAGGAGGCCCACGGCTTCGTGCTGGCCGCCGTGACCAGCGGCGCGAACGCCACGGTGTACTTCGAGGGCACCAACACGCAGGTGTCTGGCCAGACGGCTGGCCCTGTCTTCCTGCAGACCACGGCCGGAACAGCAGGGGCCACGGCCCCCAGTGCAGCGGGCAACGTGGTACAGCGCCTGGGCATCGCCATCAGCGCCACGGCCATCAACTTCGAATCCGGCGTCCCGGTGGTGCTCGCGTAAGCCATGGCTCAACGTCGCCCTGTCGTTCTGATCAATGGCGCTCTGCGGGAGCTGCCAGTGGGGGATGTGCTGCCCGCGCGAATCTTGGGCCCTGGCCTGAAGACGCCGTTTTTCGAGAGCGGCGTTTGGACCGCGCCACAAGACGGCATCATTGTTGTGCGTGCAATGTCGGCAGGTGGATCGGGCGCACTCACAAATTCCACAGGCACGGCTGGCACCGGCGGCTATTCCGGCGCATGGGGAATGAAGCTGCTGCGCGTTGTGAAGAATGACGTTGTGACGGTCACCATCGGAGCTGGTGGAGCCGCTGTACTTGCGACTGGCAACGGCAATGCAGGGGGCAACACCACAATCACCGTGCAGGGCGTTACATACACCTTGCCCGGTGGCCCGGCTGGCATCTACGCTGCGTCTGGAGTGCCCGCTGTGCCTGACGGACCGGCGCTCCCGACCGGTTGGGATATGGGGGCTGGATCCGTGAAGCCCGGCGCTATCGCATCCGGCCGAACGGGCGGGGCCGGCATGGACATCCTGCGTCTTGGCAACAATGCAACAACATCGGGCAGCAGCGCCCATAGCGGGGGAGGGGCACTGGAGGGCCATCTCCCGGAACAAGAGGAGGCGGTGCAATGCCCAATGGCGCAGATGCCACGGGCCTGCTTGCGACGAATGCGGGAGCGAATGTCGACGCCAGCGATGGCGGTTGGCTGATCAGTTTTTACGGGGGTAGTGGGGGCGGTACAAGCAACGGCGGTAATGGCGGTGGCGGCGCCGGGAGTACGTCTGGCGCTGGTAGTGCAGGCGGTAACGGTGGCGGTGGCGGAGCGGGCAATGGCGTTGGTGGTGCAGGCGGCCTCGGAGGAGGAGGCGGCGGGTGCACTTCGGCCGGTGTTGTCGCGCGCGGTGGGAACGGCTACGCCTGCATCGAGTTCATCGCAGACCTGGGGGTGTCCTGATGCCTGTGATCGAAATCGTGGACGGTGCGGGTAAAGCCGTGGACCGCATCCTTGCAACCATCGAGATTGCAGAGCAACTGCACCCCGGGGCGTGGCGCCTTGCCCCTGAGCCGGCTCCGGAAGATGTGGCAGGCCTTACGCACGAGGTGCCCCGTTGGGCCGGCCGCCTGGCGCTCAAGCGGCATGTGCTGGAGCAGGATGCCCTGGTGCTGTTGGCCCCTGACGATGCCCGTCCCGAGGACAACCTGCTGGCGCGCGTGCTGGCGTGGCGCGACACCTTGCAGCCCGGCGAGATGTTGGACCGGGTGGACGCAGTGCTCAACGATGCCAAGGACTGGCTGCGCGACAGCGAGACCGTGGCGGCGGTGGCTGCTGTGCTGGGCCTGACAGCGGAGCAGGTGGACACGCTGTTCGCCTGGGCCGCAGCGCAGCGCGCGTAGCCCCCGTGTAGGGTTCGCCAGCGCGGCCCGGCCCCGGAATCATCGGGGCCATGAAGAAACACCTCGTATCCCTGCTCGCGCTGATGGGTATCCACCAGCACCTGAGCGCCGAGCAGCGGCAGGACCTGGCCAATGCTGCTGTACATGCCACGCCAGGCGCTGCTGCCACTGGGGTGTTCAAGGTCTGGGGGCTGCCGCTCAGCGAATGGCTGGTGGTGGCCTCGCTTGCTTTCATCGTGCTGCAGGCCGGCTATCTGATCTGGAAGTGGCGCCAGGACTACCAGCGCGCCCAGCAGCGGCAGCGCCTCGCGCGCCTGGCAGGACTGAAGCCCGAGGCTGAAACCGACTGGGGCGCGCCATGAGCACGTCCCGCATGCCAGCCGCAGGCCTAGGAATTGGCGCGGCCATTCTCGCGGCCTGGATTGCCGCAGAAGGCTTCAGTGCGGCGCCCATCATTCCCGTGCAGGGCGATGTGCCCACCATCGGCCATGGCGCCACGCGCTACGAGGACGGAACCCGCGTGACCCTGGCCGATCCGCCCATCACACGCGAACGGGCGCGCGAGCTGGCCATCAACCTGCTGGAGCAGCAGTACGGCGCCTGCGTGCGTGATTCGCTGGGCGACACTCGGGTGCACCAAGTCGAGTTTGCCCAGGCCGTGGACTTCGCGGGCCAGTACGGCTGCGGGGCCTGGCGCGGCTCCTCGATGCTGGTCAAGACACGGGCTGGCGACTACGCCGGCGCCTGCCAGTCCTACCTGTCCTGGCGATTCATGACCAGCACTCAGCCTTTGCAGGGCTACAGCGCCTACCAGTGGGACGCGGCCGGCCGTCCGAAGCGCTGGCGCTTTGACTGCTCGGCACCCGGCAACAAGGTGTGCCGCGGCGTGTGGACACGCCAGCAGGCGCGCCACGCGGCCTGCATGGAGGCCCAGCCTTGATGGACCGCCTGCAAACCCATGCCTGGCAGCTGCTGACCCTGCTGCTGGCGGCGCTGCTGGTCTGGCAGTCGCTGGCGCGGCTGGGTGCCGAGCGCGATGCGGCGCAGGCACGCACGGATCTGGCGACCGACCGCCAGGCCGCTGCCACCGCCGCGCTGCACGCATCCGAACGCTATCGACAACGGGAAGGAGCCTACCGTGAACGTCTCGACTTTCTTGCACGCGACTCGGACCTGGCCCTGGCGCGCGCTGCGGCGGATGCCGATGCTGCCCGCGCTGCTGCTGGCCGGCTGCGCGGCGACCTCGCCGACTACATCACCGCCCACCGTGCCGCCGCCCAGGCTCGCGCCGCTGCCGGACAATGCACGCCAGACACCGCAGCCCTCGATCTGCTCGCCGAGCTGCAGCGCCGCGCTGACGAGCGAGCGGGAGCGCTGGCGCGCATTGCTGACGACGCCCGACACCGAGGCAGCGCCTGCGAGCGAGCGTATGACGCCGGTAGCGCGATGATCGAGTCAGTTCATTAGAACTGGCTGCCGGCCCACCTAGTGGCGTGTACGTGGCAGAGCAATACGCAGGAGCGCTCTCAGGACCGCTTGTTTGTTTATTGAACAAACCATTGCATCGGATGGTAAACGAGGGTTTTGCTAGCCAAAACACCATCACTAATCCGCACAAGAGCCTGGGAATACTGCCCCTGGGTATTGAGCATGATATGCACAATCTGCGGAGGGCTGTAGACATTAGAGAACTGTGCTCCCATCGAGTTGTCAGAGGCTAGTGGGCTTCCTCCAAAGCAGACGACACCTTGAGCATCGTATTTCACGGCCATCTGGAAGCATGGAACAGACCAAGCATGTTTGCCTGGTACATCTGAAACAACCCTCACGGATGAACCATTGAGGACGGCTGTTCTAAGAGACTGCAAAGATCCAGCAGTGACGTTGCCGGCCGCATCATTCGCGTAGACAAGTGTCCAGGCGTTTGCTCCACCAGTTGCAAGAGCGAGGGCGGCAATAGCAATTGCGTGCTTGATGATCATGGTTGTTTCAATATGTAAAGTGAAGTTGCATTGTACGCAGATTTCGCATGTCAATCTGTCTTCAGGGCAGTTATCAATAACATATTCAAAAGACTCGGCGGCATTGCAGTGAGGTCCGTGCATTACTGTGGCCCTATGCGCGTTGTGCCAAACGCGCCTAGGAATGGCTGCAGAGCGCGATGCATGCGTCGCTCTGGCCGACGTTGCTGATCTGTTCACGCGGCTGCGGGCGGCGCTGGTGGCGTGCGCGCAGCGGATCAGGCTGTAGGCGCTGGATCAGTCGGCGACGACGCGCCGGTGGACTGTGTGTTTTGTGTTTGTGGGATCGATTGCCATGGGCGGCATTGTGCCGCGCACCTGCCGTTACTCGGCTTGCCGCATCGCCGCTGCCCGCGCGGCGTCCGCCGCCTCTCGGGCCTCTTTCTCGGCCTGGATGACGCGTTGCTGCGGCGTCATTGATGCGCCGTCGTAGCCGCCTGTAGCGCGCTCACCGATCTGTATGTGGGAAATCCGAGACGCTCCGTAGAACAGGGCTGCAACGATGATCAGTAGCGCGATGAATCTCATGCAGGCATTGTGCCGTCCGCCCGTCATTATTTGACGGTCTTGGACGTACACGTAACTTTCGAGAAGCACTACATACCCTTCAGTTGCTGCTTACGCGCAAAGTGCCAAGGTTGGCCGACCATCGCCGGACCGCAACTGAAAACCGGAGTAGGCAAATGGCTAAACCACGATATGACGAGTCTCAACTCAAAGATCTGTTGCTGCAGATGATGGAAACGGAACTCGGAGGTGAGCAGGTGTATAGAACTGCTCTGACCTGCGCCCTTAACGATGACCTAAAAAAGGAATGGGAAGAGTATCTCGAAGAGACGCTCAGCCACCAGAACGTGGTGCGCACTACATGTGAACTGTTGGGGGTCAATCCGGACGAAGCTTCGCCTTCCCGTGATGTCGTGAAGCACATAGGATCATCGCTGGTGAAGGCGATGGAGTTGGCTCTCAGGGGTGGTAGTGCGGCCGCTGCGCAACTCGTGGCGTGCGAGTGCGTGGTTCACGCTGAGACCAAGGACCACGCCAACTGGGAGCTTCTGGGCAAGGTCGCCGAGGTGGCTACAGGTGAAAAGGGCAAGGTCCTCAAGGAGGCCCACGCTCGTGTGGAAAAGGACGAAGACCATCACCTGTATCACACCAAGGGTTGGTGCCGCGAGTTGTGGATCCAGAGCTTGGGTATGCCAGCAGTCCTGCCTCCCCCTGAAGAGGTCAAGCAGGTTGAAACTGCCATCGGCGCATCTCGAGCGGAGCAGCAACGCGAATCCATGCTGTGATGCCCAGGACGAGGTGGTTAGAACCCACGCAAGTGCCTCACAGCGCGGAGGTGCTGTTGCTGGTGGATGTCATCAACCCGCTTCAATTTCCCAATGCCGGACCTTTGCTGCAGGAAGCGGTACGGGCTGCCCGGCGCATTGTCCGGCTCAAGGCCAGGCTTCGTGAAAAGGGCGTGGCTACGATCTACGCCAACGACAACTACGGCACTTGGCACAGCGAGTTCAGCGACATTCTTGCCGCCTGCCAGGGTTTGGCTGGCGAGCGCGGTGAGATCGCTCGGCTGCTTGCGCCCGATGCGGAGGATCTGGTGATTCTCAAGCCCCAGCATTCGGCTTTTCATTCCACGCCGCTGCTGCATCTGCTGGGCAGAATGCAGGCGCGCAGGCTGGTCATCGTGGGGTTTGCTGCGGACATGTGCGTCATGCTCACGGCTACGGATGCACGCATGTCGGGCTACGAGGTCTGGGTGCCCAGCGATTGCACGGCGGCCGAGACGCCTGCGCGGCGGCAGCAGGCATTGCGGCAGTTGAGGCAGGCCTTCAAGTGTTCAGTGCGGACCTCAGCGCGTAGTCCCTGGGCGGGGCGGAATTGAAGGGGCGTTGGTATGTGGAACCTGGACATCCATCCGTTTGAGTTGGCCGTACGCGCGCTGGCGGTCTATGCCCTGCTGCTGTTGATGATGCGTATAACGGGGCGGCGTACCGTGGGCCAGTTCACGCCTTTCGATCTGCTGGTGGTGATGTTGGTGAGCGAGGCGGCGGGGCCCTCAATGACAGGGTCCGATCAGTCCCTGCCTGGGGGCTGCTGGTGTGCGTGATCCTCATTGCGTTGAATACGGCCGTGGGTTTCGTGACGGCACGCTGGCGCGGTGCGGAAAAGCTGCTGGAGGGCGAGGCGGTGCTGCTGGGGCGGGATGGAAAGATCTTTGAGGGTGCGCGTAAAAGCCACCGGGTATCGCGCAACGATATCGAGAAGGCGCTGCGCGAGGCAGACTGCGAGGAATCAGAAATCCGCTGCATGTTCCTGGAGGCCGACGGATCCATTAGCGTGCAGAAAAAGCAGTAGTCGAACCTGTCAATCCTCTGGGCAGCGCTCCATGGCCCAGTCCAGTGCCGCCTCTGCATCGGCGTGCGGCCCGTCGAAGGCAAGAATGCCGCGCGCATCGTCCCAGAACGACCCAGACCAGCGTCGCGCCGCTGGGAAGGGGCGCCGGCCGTAGTCCACCACGACCGCATACCAGCCAGGCGCCGTGGGCGCGCCGCCCCAGATGAGCGAGTCCATTTGGCTCAGCCAGCGGGCTGCTCCAGTTGCACCGCTCCCTTGCCGACCCAATGCCAGAAGCGGTGGCGCCCGTGGCCATACATCTGCAGCTCGAATGTGATACACACGCGCCCAGCAAGTAGGGTGTCGACTTCACTGGTGACGTACTGCGGCTGCCCACGTCCTGGAACAGGCAGCAGGCGCTGTGCCGCCGACATTTCTTCTCCACGCACCTTGGCGATTACGCCGCGCTCAATGGGGTTTTGCATGGTGGCTCTCAGAAGGGGGCGTTTGACTGGTGCACGGACACGGGGCCAACACCGCTGTAGACCATGTCGCCGTCCGAGTCGTAGACAAGAAACCAGTCGGGATGCAGCTGTTCGATGAAATAGTCCTCCGGCTTGCCCGGCATGACTTTGACTTCGGGTGTGCCGAACCAGCGCGGCATCGTGAGCAACGTGGGGAATTCCTCGTATGTGAGCAACATGGTGGGCCTCCTGGGTGAGGTCAGTAGTCGAACTCGCAGGACCATTCCTGCGCGTGCCATGCTCTGTCGCAGCGTTCCAGTCCGCTGAACTTCATCTTTCCCGCACATGCATAGATCAGCTTGGGCTCGAACAGCTGGTTGTTGGCGCTGTCTCCAAGGATGCGCAGCACAGGGATCGTCCGGCGCTGATCAGGCACTGCGTAGTGCTTCAGGTCCAGCTCACCCTTGATGTACTGCAGCGGGCCACGGTGATAGCTGCGTGCGCCCGCCTCGCGGAGGATGGTTACTTTGACTTTCATGACTGTATAAATATACAGTAATACTATGCGTAAGTCAGCGTGCACTTCTACAAAGTGTTCCCCTCGTGCATCGATCGCTTCGCTTCGACGTAGGCTGCGTGAGCCTCTTCCGGGGTGTCGTACAGGCCGAGGTGATGCGTCTTGCCATGCACATGGAGAAAAGCTCGCCACCTGTTTTGGTGAGGGGAGACGCCGAGCAGTCCAGACTTGTTGCCCGCCTTGGCTGAGCGAAGGTTTTGAGTGTTGCGAAAGCGATCCGCCAAACGAAGGTTGGCGATCCTGTTGTCATCCCGGGCTCCATTGATGTGGTCGACTTGATCGGTCGGCCAAGCCCCATGAACGTAGAGCCATGCCAAGCGATGGGCGTAGTACAGCTTGAAGTTGATGCGGATTGCGATGTAGCCGCTTCGCATCTTTGCCCCCACCTGTGTCCCGGCCTGGTAGCGCCCCATGCGAACAAGGCGCTCAAATTGGCCAGTATCTGGGTCGTACTTCAGCAAAGATCGCAATTGGATGTCAGTGAGAGCTTCGCTTGTCATGGTCAGATGTCAGAGATGTAGAGAGTGAGGCTGGGAAGGGCAGTAGTTTGGGTCATCACAAACGGAGGCCGCTATCTGTAATCGCTACAACACCCCGCGAGAGATCGAGATCGAGCGCATGTGGCGGGTCGGCCGGCAGGCGCCACTGCCATGGTGGACGCCGCACGTCACACCACTGGCCCTGGGGCCGTACATCAAGCCCGGTGGCGAGATTGAGGTCGGGCAGTGGGGCATGATCCCTCGCAGCTCACCGACGCGCCGGCCGACTACCCGCGACGGGACTCCCATGTCAACGAACAATGCCCGGCGCGAGACCGTAGCAAAGTCATGGACCTATGCCCCTGCCTGGCGCGCCGGACAGCGCTGCTTGATTCCAGTGGAGAGCTGGGTGGAACCGTACTGGGGCCTGGGCAGCCGCAATGTGTGGTGGTCGTTCAGGCGCGCGGACGGTCAGCCGGCGGCTCTGGCCGGGCTCTACAGCGAGTGGACGGACCCTGAAACCGGCGAGCTGGTGCCGAACTACACGATGATCACGCAGCCCGCAGACGGGCACCCGGTACTGTCGCTCATGCACAGGCCCGGCAAGGAAAAGCGCGGGGTCGTGATGCTGGAGCCCGGCGACTGGGATGCTTGGCTGCACGGCACGGTCGCCCAGGCCGACGCGCTGATCAAGCTGCCGCCGCTTGGCGTGCTTCGGAGCGGAGCGGAAAAGCCAGAAGAGGAGACGCTGCTGCCAGCCGAGCAGCTGCTCGCTCTAAAGGCTGAGGAATAA